TCAGAATAATTCCTTTTCGCTTGCGCCTTCCTTCTTTACAGTGAAGGAAAGTCCCGTTTTTACGACTGTGCTTCCTGAATACACATCGGCTGTGTATTGTTTTGCTTTTCTGATGTCCGGCATTTTGACAGTGTACGCTGTACCATCATATTCTGCTTTATAGAAATTCCCGGATACCAGAATGGACACATCGTTCAGACGTGTATTGGAATACAGGCGTATCTCAGCCTTCTTTCGGAAACTGATGGTTATTTCCGGGGTCAGTATCGTTATTTCTATACTTTCCGGTGCGATAGTCAGCGCAATCACAGGAACTGTAAGTTCTTCGAGTGTCGCGCCTCCATGTACTTCGACATTAGCAGCACGTCCACCTTTGAATCTGTCGTAATTTGCAAGGACGTAGTAATCCCCTGACTTGGTGGCGCAGGAAACTTCGCTGATGTCATCGGTCAGCGCGCATACACGTCCGCTGTGAGTGCCTTTAGAGTTCACGTTGATATCAAGAGTGTGCTCTTTTATAACCGCTAGTCGGCTTGCCCCGTGATCTGAAATCATGTAAACGGTAGAAAACTCACCGCTTTTCAGTTTCTTTTTTGCAGTGCTCAGGACATTGCTGATTATTTCCAGTTCTCTGATAAGATGAGTCGGATATTTGTTCTGCGTGTAGTCAAAGTTCTGTTCGCCGTGGTGCTTTATATCATCAAGCTTTTTTATTGAGTATACCGGAGCACCGGCGTTCTCGAATGAAGTGACAAAATCTTTGTTGCAGAATGTAAGCGAGGGAAGCTCGCACCGACAGATAGTTACATTTGCAGAAAGTTTCATTTCGCTGCATTTCTGCATTATCCAACTCAGGTATTCTACACCCATCGCATCAACAAAATACAAACAGCTAGCCGATTTGTCCAGCTTTTCAACTACTTCGCTGCGTGGTGGAAGAATGGCGTTATAGTCGCGCTTTTCAGCCTGCTCGTATACTAGCTGCTCAAAATCCGGGAATATCCTGTTGACGAGCTTCTCATATTTGTATTCGCTGAAATACCTGTTCAACAGCTCGTTTCCGTAATTGAACGGTTGGAGATAAAAGTACAGGTCGGGATACACGTTTTTAAGGGTTTGTTCGATTCGGGTGCGGTCTGATTTATCGTTGCACTCTGAAAGGACAGCGATAATTTTTTCACGTTCAGCTTTTGTGCAGTCGGTGAGATAGGGGAGAGGATCTCCTTTTTCAGCACAGACTATGGAGCAGAAGTCAATGGCTTCGTCATCTGTATTTTTTAGTTCTGAAAGGAGCTTTTTCCTTTCAGAATAGAAATCGCTAAATTCCTTTGAGTCAGCGTCAAATGTCAGAACGCTGCGGTATATTTCATGAATGAGCTGTGCAGGCATATGGGCGTGTTCAGCGGCAATGCTAAGGTACATATTACGCTGTGCGCCACATAATTTAAGAGCGATGTAATACAGCCAGCGCCTGAAATCATCGCTTGACTGAGTAGCTTCAAAGCTGGCGTCAAGCTTATCGGTGCTGCCAAATTCACTGCTGATATATCTGTCCCATGAGCCTGATCCAGATAGTCCGTCAAGAGCCGACTGCCACTGCTCCTCGCTTCCGAAAGAAACGTTTAGTTTTTCGGTAGACGGGTCGATCTCGCATAAGGCTTCATATGCGGTTTTCTGTTCGGTTATGGGAATGATCGAGCAAGGATATGATGATTTGGTTTTCTGCGTTCGTACCGCCAGTTGCTCGGGAATATTCCCCTCTGAGATAACGGCAGACAGCATGTTTATTCCGCTGATGTACCGGCATTTTATATATTCCGGCATGTTCGGCGAAACAAATCGCAGCTCCGGCTTGGGGTCGGGGTTGCCTTCTATATCCCACACAAGACGGCTATAGCGTGGGTCTGTGAATTTCAGAAGCCCAGCTGGCTGGTGACATAGCATGATGGTACTGCAAGGCACCTTTGCATACTGAATAAGCTGGCTTATTTTGTCTGACAGCTTTTCTTCGCCAAGGAGTTTCCATTCCGTGAAAAAACCAGACAGAACAACAGGCTTTTCTTCGTTTTTCAGTGTATTTAAAAGCGCACCCATATCGGGAAGCTCATCGTCCCTGCTGAACGCATGAGCTTCGATGAGGCGGGTGTTTCCTATGCACAGCTGCTGTCTGATATCCAGCAGAACAGCGGCGCTGTCACAGCAGATAAACCGTATTTGGGTATCATCAGAATCGAGATATTTCTGCGCCCTGGTGATAATTTCGCTGGCTTTCATAGCTGCCTCCTTAGTTGTCCTTGATTATCTCCATGCCGACTGTCATATTGCTGCGGATAAGCTCCTTAAGATATTTCTTGACATCGGCAACGTCCATGTCGTCGATTTTTTCAAGAGCCTTGTCGCACCCCGATTCGTTATACTTGAACTCCGCCATTTCTTTCAACAGGCGGTCTATTGATGAAAGACCTATCCAGTCGTAAGGCTCGGAACGGAGAGAATCCCGTAAGTGCTTTTTGACTTCTTCGATATTATCAAGCAGCACATCGTAGCCCTTGATGATTTTTTCGCGGAACGCCTTGTCACGCTTCTCCTCATTGCTGAGATCAGCTATTGATGTCGCACTTTCAAGGTACTCGATTGCTTTGTCAATCATTGCAGGGTCGTACTGACGGCGGCTGTTAAGCAGGTCGAATACAGACTTTGCCTCCTGATATTCGCCGTCAGGTATCATGCAGAGTATTGGCATCGAATACTTGTCCGACCACTCTCTCGGAGTTCCTGTGTCGGTTTTGCTTATCCAGAGTTCTTTCAGCCTGAGCGAACCTTGTGTGCTTGCAAATTCGTCAGCCTTGCGCTTGACAGTATTCTGATATTCCTGCTTGTCAGTCGTGAATAAGTTCACAGGCAACGACTTGTATATTTCCTTGATATCATCAGGTGAAAACTTTGAAAGAATATAAGAGCAGACCTTGCTGAAAAGCGGCAGAGGGTCGTTGTATAACTCAATAAATTTCTGACCGAGCGCAGTGATATTGTCAAGGAACGCCTGACGTTTTGCATCAGGGAGAGAACCGGTTTTTACAATATCAAACAGCATTCCCATCAGCGGTGAAACGCTTTCCCAGTCGTTTATCGCATAGAAGTAAGATATTTTGATGTTTCTGCACTTGTCAGTCCACTCGTTCAGTGCGCCCTCAAAATCAATGCTCTTTGGAAGATATCTGTTGCTTTCATTGATGATTTTATATTCGAGAATAACTTCCTGAATTTTTAGGTCTGCGGTATCCTTATTCCACACCCAGTTTGCGTCATCAGCGTCAAATTTCTTTTTCAGTCTGTTCATGTATCTGCCGTTGTCGCCGATCTCGTCTGCAAGAAGCGCAAGCTCGCCACCATTGAATCTGTTGATATATGCGTTCATTCCAGAGGCGCAGTTGTCCCGCGTGATGACCGCTTTAAGGTCGGTAGATGCGGATTTGTTGTCGATGCACAGCCTGCCGATTTTAAGCGCAATATCAGTTTCGGTACTGTGCTGGCTGAGATTGTTGGAGTTGGCTATTCCGCCGAACAGGTCGATAAGCTCCTCAAGTACGCTCTGGGGAGTGCTGAGAGTAAGTTTCGGGAGGACGTGCTTTACACACCATATCGGAAACACAAGGGTTTTTAGCTGCACGCGTATCTTGTTCCTTGTGGCTTCGATGGACGAGCATACGGCCGGGTCAATTCCGAATATTTCAGCGGACGATGCGGTAAATTCGCGTTCTTCCGCAGTCATGGTGACGATGTATTTTTCCTTGTATCGCGCGATAGGAGTGAGGTGGTGCTTGATTATTTCGGATACCATATCCTTGAGTTTTACCGTGCTCATAGGTTCGCTTGTCATTCCGTCCGACCAGCTGTATGCGGAGCTTGCGTATTCTTTCAGTACAACGCCCATTATGAATGCAGTCAGATTGCACGGCATGAAACCGAACGGCTCGCTGATAAGCGCGTCGTAAACTTTGGATATTGATATCCGTCCATCCGCCTTGAAATCGGCTGCGATCGTATCGTCCACAGCCTTTTTTATTTTGGAAATACGCAGGGAAGGATCCTCTTTCCAGTATTCCTTTGTATAAACATCGCATTCAAGATAGTTAAGCAGATTTGTCTGCGGGTTTGCAGAACGGAACAGTCCGGAAAGATTACCTGTCACACCGCAGTCAACTCCGGCTGCAAGCGAGGAGGACAGCCACATAGTATCGTTTACGGATCCGCCATTCTCCAGACCATATGGGTAACGCTTTCTGCTTATCAGGTGTAGCGTATTAGCGAGAGTCTTTATGTCAGGTACGCGCTCACCGTCAGGCTTGTCGTGAGTATATACGATAAACTCGCCATTGCCAATCTTGTTGCGCCATTCCTTGAGGGCTTCGCCGGCGAGTTTTTCATACTGGTTTGCCTGCTGATTGTCCTTGTTCCGCTGGTACTGCGCGTTTGCCATTGCGTCGATATATCGGTCGTAAAGATCCTTGCCGAGCGGCGACAGGGAAGTGTCAACTATAACGACATCGTAGCTACTGTCATTGACAACTTCCTTGATAGCTTTGAATAGTTGAGTGGATTCTGAATCGTCCTTTGAATATGCTGTGAGCAGACCGATACGATTTCCGGACACAGTGCTCCTAAGTTCGTTTGCAAGCCGTTTAATATCGGAAGCGCAGCAGTTCTGTGTGGCATAGCGAAGTTTCATTGCACCGTCAAGCACAATGGCATTGCCGACCTGACCGCTTTCGACCAGGCTGGTAGTAGAGCGCGTTCTGAGTTCCGGCTTGAATTTTTCTACAGCGCTGGTATCAGTAATCGCCGTAAGGGCAGAGTAACAGGTCTTTCCGGCACCGAGCGGCTTTTCAAAGAGTATCTGGTCCTTGACCAGTTTGTGAGCGATACGGGAAGCTTCGCTGCTGCCGAAGTTGGAGCCTTCGAAAGCGTTGTCGAGATTCTTGTCGTTTGGAATATAAAGCTCAACGGTATTGCCCGTGCGCTGGGAAATAGCCTGAAGCAGCAGTACTGCTTTCAGCACTCTGTTCTCGTCCCTGTCGAGCTTGTGCGCTGCCGCTCTGGGATAACAGTCGAGTATAGCGCGGATATCAGGCGTCAGAAGCTCCTTTCCGTTTTCGTAAAAGAATTCCCACAGCATGTCAATGGTCAGAAGCGGATTTTCGTCATACGGACCGCAGTTCTTTATGTACCACTGGAATCCCTTGATATCGTCACCACGGTCGTTCTTGATGAAATCGAACATGCTTCGCTGGTTGGAACCGAAAGCCGCTGAAATATCCTTCAGCATGAGGGCAGTATAAGGGTGTATCGGGAGAATGCTCTGCAGTTCTTTGTCGGAAATGTGAGCCTTGTTCTTTATCAGATTTCTGGATTCGTGTGTTCTGTCGTAGAGGTCGTCAACAGTTTCGGTCCATTCCTTGCGGATAACCGGGTCGTCTTTCTTTTCCATTGCCGCTCCGAGCAGACGGAACGCCATTGTATCGGGCAGAGTTATCCTGCAGATGGGGTCAATGAATCGACCTTTGATCTTGCCGAAGTCCTTATCATTAGCAGAGAATATATTTTCGACATCGTGAGTTACGATTATGAAATAAAAAGGCGAACTGCTGCTGAGATCCGCAAGCTTCTGGAAACCAGTCAGCGAACGCATATTGTTCCTGAAGTATTCAGTAAACTCGTCCCATATAAAAATCAGGGCTTTCAGGTTATTTTCCCTGATAACGGAGTTTATCCATTCGGTAAGACGGTCAGGGTCGAGCGAAAGCGCTTTGAACTGGCGTTCTTCAGCGACTTTCATTACCTTGTCCATTATTTCCTGAAGACTGGCTCCGCTGTATGAATTAAGCTTGCTGATAATGTCGTCTGTGTTATCTCCACCGAACAGGTCCTCATACTGTTTTGATATTAGAGTGTTGAAGTATACCTTGTTTGCCTCATCAGAAAGCCATTCGACGGTAGAATCACGCAGGGAATTTTGACCCATGCCGGAAAAGCCACCGTCTTTGAGGGCTTCGATTATGCTGTTCTGTATAGCGAAAACAAGGCTGTTGTCGTTCTTGATATTCGACGAGCCATACCTGTGTACGGTAAGTATTTTGTCGCCTGATTTTATCTGCGAGAACTGGTTGTACAGGTCTCCGGAAAGCTGATCCTTATATTTGTCGAAGTATTCTATTGTGGCTTCGGGAGAGGCGTCAAGCAGCTTTTTCAGAGTAAGAACGGCGTGGGATTTACCGGTTCCGTATGCGCCCTCGACCCAGATGGAAACTTTCTGTTTGCGCGTAACTACGCTTATGGTATCGCGAATAAGCCCTACAAAAGATTCGTGGGGGTAGAACTTTTTCCAGAGGTCTGGTTCCTTGTTTATTATCGCTTCGTTGACCTGCGGGAAGTACTCCGGGTCTATATTGAAGTAATCTATGTATTTTTCAGCCATGTCAGTTCCTCCTTAAAACAGTTCAAGAACATCAGAAGATGATTTGGTATTTACCAGGTCTATCTTGTCGAGGTCAAGAGTGAACGAAGCATTGATAAATTCGGGATAATTGATTGATAGTCCGATAAGTATCTGCTGCATTGAATCACTGTCTGTGCCAAAAATCTGTGTAGGACTGATTCCGGCGCTGTCCACATCGTGATCCAGCAGACGGCGAAGCGTGAAGTGATAGTAATCACCGCAAGCCTCCGCGAACTTGTAGAGCGAATACAGGATCACCCTGGGGTCGGGATCCTGCCACGGCTGGCGGACAAGGCTGTTCATGGACTTCTTTTCACCGGCTGTTGTCTGCTTGACGGTGATGTCGGGAATACCCAGACCTATTTCCTTGAACGCCTCATTTGTATCAAGAATAGTTTTGAAACCGTTCCAGAATTCGCTTTTGGCTTTTTTTGTGGTATCTTCACCCATATCAATATCAAGCTGACGTTCATAATAAGTTTCATTGAACGGAATATTCTTGATATACCACTGAAAAGCGGGTGTGTATGCCAGATTACAGAGCATGAGCGCCCATGAATTTGCATCAGAAGTACCCATTCTTGTGATAAGCTCACCGAAGGAGGTAAGCTTCCTTTTAGCGACTATTCCGGCGTCAGTCATGAACCCATACATTACGTCAGTTTTTCTGTTGCCGGGTTCAAATGAATTGTCGTCAATGAACGAGTTTATCCACTCTGCGTCTACACCGACGCTCAGATATTTGTTGATTCCTTTTAATGATTTCATAGCTTTACTCCCTCTTATAGAATTGTAGTATAAACAGCCACTGAGTATTTTCAGGCACTCATGGCATTTGATACATTTGTCGGAAATCGTTATTTTTCCATCTGACATGCTGATATTCCGGTGTGGACATTCAGCAACGCAGGTCTTGCAGAAAATACAATACTGTGATTTGGCAAGCACGCTTTTGAAAAGAAAGATAAATTCAATGCTGTTCTTGCTGTTGCCTAAATTCTCAATTTCTATCAGACCACCATTTTTATCTTCTGATTCACGACATTTGCGCCAGACACCGTTATATTCCAGCATGATTTCTCCGCTGTTTTCTTCGATAATGCCCATGGTTTTATACCATGTTTTCCAGACGGGGTTCAGCTTATTTACCGAAAATTTGAGATATGCCGGCGTTTCATTAAGCTGAAATCTGTCCTCTTCAGAAAACTTTAGCTCCCGTCCGCTTAGCCGTGATTTCCAGCCGCCGGTTTCAAGAAATATTTTAGCATTATCGCCGGAAAGGTCTTTGGCACTGTTCTGAGTTATGCGTTCGCAATATTCGTCAACAAGCTCGGGAAAACACTGCCGTTTGATATATTCGTGTTTTTCTGATGAATTTGGACACATTATACAGCCAACCCTGTTGAATCCGTATTTATATGCATCATTGAGCAAAAGTCCTTGTGAGTAGATATACAAATAGATTTCGGCAGAGGACCATTCAAGAATAGGGTGAAAGCTGTACTGACCTGCCATTTTCTTTCCCATGCTCATTTCGTCATATCCTGATCTTGATACGCTTTCATCTCCTCTTACTCCGGTTATCATTACGCAGCGCAGCTTACCGTTGGCAAATTTGTCACTAAGCATATTGATAACAGGTGCGGTTTTATGTACTGTACAGCACCATCTGACTTTTCGGGCTGGCGGACCGAAAATATTCCATGATTCTTTAGAAGTCATGTTTGAAGCTGCTTCGAGGAATTCAATACCCTCATCAGAACATTTTCTGCTAAGTTTTTGAACGAGTTCGGTCGTGGTTGGGAATTCCATGTCGGTATTGCCGAATACTACTTTAAATTCATTATGCGGCAGCGCACGCTGAACGATATCCAATGCGACAACGCTATCTTTTCCGCCACTGAATGCAACGTAAAATATGTCAACTTTCTTCCTGTAAGAAATATAGATGTTGAACACCTTTTTTATTGTGTCCTGAACAAGCGCTTCGAGTATCGTATGATTTTTAGCCACCATGAGCGGTATGTTAACAGGAATCAGCGGTTTTCCGTCAGGCTCTGGTTCTTCAAGCAGAACCAGTTCAGGGGCGGTATAAAGCGTGCCACCCTTAACAGAAGCGACCTTTCGCCCGTGATACCAGTAATTGTTGGCTTCTGCCCACATATATGGAGCTGAATCATCTTTGGCGTAATTCCAGTACTTATCGAAGCCCAGAATATCAAGCTCCTTGTAATAAACGGGTCGAGGCTCCTTGCTCATTTTCTGCTGTGCGCTGTTGAGCAGTAGACCTCCCGTTTCTTCGTCCCAATCGTATGAATACATATATTAACCTTTCGAGTTCCTTAATTTTTTTGCAGAGGAGATCACATAGCTGATATCGTTATAACGCCTTGTAGCGGTGAGCTCATTTGCGACCGCCCAGCTCATGACATCTTTTTCGCTGAGCGGAACATTGCTGTCTGCGGCAGCATGGGCGAACAGCACCCTGAATTCCTCAAATTCAGAGCCTTTGCGGACTATCGCTCCAGTCAGACCTTTGCTGAAGCTGTTGTGAGATAGGCTGAATTTCTTGCTGAAGTGGAATACATAGCTTTCCAGAAGATAACTGTTCCATGAATACCCGGCGTATGGGAACGACATGAATGAGCCGATATTGCTGAAAAGCAGATAGTCTTTTGAAAAGAAGTTCTCAATTGCAGAGTCTATTGCCTGAACGTTGAAATTCAGAGAATCAAGCGAAATAAATTCTGATTCGCTTATTCGCATTGAATTTGCATACACCTGCTCGAAATTGATCTGCGTGTTCAGGTCGTCTTTTAAGCCATCAAGCTGGTCGATAGTAAACCTGCTGTTATGTTTGCAGAAATCAGCAAATACCTTAGTTATAGACAGATTATTCTCTTTGCTGATGATTTTGTTGTTGAAGTGGAATTTCCCGTCCAGCTTGAATTCGAGAAAATCCCTGAAGCCTGCCACTGTAAGGAATGAGTACCTTTCGATGATCTCCGGAGTTCTTTTCTGAATCATGTCGTAAAGTTCTGAATCAGTGACATAATCCTTTTCATCAATAATGCTGTTTATCATTGATGATATTTTTTCCAGCTCCGATTCATTTATGTCAACGATGTCTGCAAGCAGATATTCTCCCTTGCTGTTATGAATAAAGCATGGCTCTCTTGAAAGGGTCTGTGAGATCCTGTCCTTTGGAATGTGCGAAAGCGCCTCGCATATATTCTCCTTTGAGCAGACACTTCCGGCGTTTCGCAGGAAGTTTTGAATTTCGGATTTGACATCGGATTCACCAGTTTTGCTGTTTGACAGGCAATGGGTGCGGAAATAATATTTATTTCCTGTAATAGTTTTAAGATAGTCGCTGAGCATTTCTGCATTATTTATCTGGCTGTTCAGAAGGTCATCTGAAAATTTGTCAAACAATGCGCTGAAATATATGGAGCTGACGCCTGATTCGAAAGTTTCGTCTATATATTTCAGCATCGTGTTTCGGATATTTTCGCTGAGCATGGTTTCCGGGAGATATGATTTCCCACCACTTGTGATGGTTAACGACCTAATCATTGACAGGATTTTATGATCGTCAGCAGACAGTTCCTCTCCAAAATGACTATTCCAGAGTTTGCGGAATCGTCTTAGCTCTATTGATGATCCAAATGTGAAACCCCTGCAGAAATCTTTTCTTATAACCTCGAGGTATTTTTCGCTGTCATTTGCCCGAGAAGATTGAACGGATTTTGTGGCAGTCTGAGCACGTGATGTAATGGAATCAGTCGTTCTGCCGGCGGCAGTATTGAAGTTCTGGTCTGTGTACCAGCCGTCCTTTGCGCGAAATTCGGTGTTGCTTCCGAAGTATGTGTCAAAATTGAAAATGACGCCTTTCTTTTTGCATTCCCTTACGAATGGAATAACAGCGCCGAATATCCATAAATGACCGGAGGGGCGTTCGTCAAGATATCGAATATTGCATTTCTTTATCGAAGATATCAGGTCATTTTCCAGATAATAAACAACAGGCTTTTTATCCTGATGTGTCATTGTAACAGAGGACTTGTTTTCAGATTCGACAGGGGCTTTTGTGTTATTCTTCGGCGAGTGATGACTGATATAACTAGAATACAGCGACAATGCGATTGCAAATTTGCCGTTCTTGCCCAGAGTGCTGCGCTGTACCATTTCGATAAGTTTTTTTGCTTTTTCCGGTTGAGTTACTTCAAATATATTTTTATCAACAAATCCCTGCGTTTTCAGGTGATAATTTATACTGCTGAATGAAAAATATAAGTCTGATAATTGATTTGGGTATTTTTCCTTTGCCCAATCATAAAATCCAGTTTCAAAACTGAAAACTGAGACAGCAATCGGATCAGCAGATTTAGGCTTGTGGTTATCAGGGTCCTCAGTTATTGTTGATTTAGTGCCAGGACTTTCTTTATGAGAATTGTATACTTTCCTGAGCACTTCGTCAGTGCAGGGAAGCCCCAATTTTCCGTCTGATAACAGATGCATCATCTGGTGCCGGGCCATAATAAGTTTGTTCTGGGGTTTGTCAATTCTGAGTGACAGCTTACTTAATACGCTTGCTGCAGAAGCTTTTTTCTGGAATTGTTTCATGCATTCCTGATATATCATTTCTGCTTCGTCGTATGTAAAGTCGATCAAAGCTGGTTTGGAAACCGCTGGTTTTGTGGAGATAATTGTTTTTTTGACAGTCTTGACCGGGGAGGCAGGCATTTCCGCCTGGGAACTGATTTCGGCTAAGACAACTATCCGGACTTCCGATAGAATCACACCAAAATACATGAGCAGCTCTTTTATATTTACAACAGTATCTCTTGCGGAATAATTCGATTCAACATAGCCGCTTTGTTTAAGCCTGCGCGGCTTTATAAGATTGATAGGGTCATTGCTGAACATATCTCTTGTTCTGCCATTGATTTTGAATGAAGATATGTCGCCGAATTTCTCTTCAGAGAGAAGACATGTCTGATACCAGGTATCAGCCCACGATTTTACAGAGTGGACTCTATTGTATATAAATATGCTCAATGGGGTCGTGTAGCGAAGATCCTGGATATTTTCCCAATCTATCAGGAATGTACTCATACAGCAACCTCCCGATAAATTGAAAAGCACCCACACTTGTCGCTCTGCATTTTGAGCGGCAAGTCCAGGTGCTTTTGATTATTATATATAGCCAAAAAAGACAGAATTACCCTACTTCTGTCTGTCTGTCTGTCTGTCTGTCTGTCTGTCTGTCTGTCTGTCTGTCTGTCTCATTGTTGCATAAATCATCTGATTTGTCAACCCCTCACCATGTGTTTCTTTATAAAATTATAGCACAATTTTTAGAAAAAATCAAGTCCTTTTTGTGCATAATGTGTATCACAACAGATGCAGATTCGTAAAATAGTCAGGAAAACCTGCTATAGTATTGCATGAGCTTTTCGTTGCAGATCGTTATGATCTCATCTTTTTCTTCTTGGGTAAGCGTTTTCCAAACTGTTGGTTCAACTTCAATTATTCCAAGAGTTTTTGTGTGTCGCATCATCTGCATATCCTCAAAACGCTTGAATGGATTCGCGAGAATATTTCGCTGGGCTTCCTTATCGGTGTAACCGCCCTTGGTAAAAATACTGTTCGGCTTTTCAACGACAAGTCCCGCTGAACGGCGCTGCTCATAGAAATCCCTGAAATATGCTGAAATATCATCAAGTCTGACTTTGCCCCTGCTATCGGCCTTTGCAAGGACAGCTTTAAGAAGCACCGGCTTGTATGAGTAGCTCATATCCATCTGCCTTACCATGTCCATGAACAGCAGCTTTCGGTTCTCATCATTTATGAGCCGCCAGCCGTATTGTCTGGCGGTGGCTTCAAGTGTTTCCTCCTTGAAGTACCTGAATACACGATGCTCGCTCATTGGAACGATGAGATCAGGAATGATCATGCCCTCGCGAATGTATCGCTCGACTGTTTCCGACTGAACATCTACACGGCGGATAAATTCCATCTGGGATATCATTCCGGCGGCTTCCTCCTGCCAGTTGAAAATATCGACCGCTTCGTAGTCAGTGGCACTGACAGGGTAATCAACTATTGCTTCCGGCTTTTCACCTTTGGAGTATAATTCAGAGTCAGCGGCTTTTTGCTGCCTGGTTCCAAGAACCATTTTACCGGGTTGATAGTCTTTAAGCCTGAATAATCGGTGCAGTGAATACGGCATATTATACTGACTTGCATTATCCACAAAATCAAACACCATAAGGCACTCCTTACCGTCTGCAAGGCGCATTCCGCGGCCGAGCTGCTGTGTATAAAGAACCTTTGACATAGTAGGACGCGCCATGAAAAGCACCTCGGTTTCCGGGCAGTCCCAGCCTTCATTTAATAGGTCGCAAGCGCACAGAGCCTTTATTTCACCTTTTGAGAATCTGGCGAGGATCTCTTTTCGGTCAGCAGGCTTCATGCTGCCTGATACTGCATATGCAATGCCTCCGCGTTCTCTTATCATAGCGGCAATCTGTTCAGCGTGTCTGACGCTGGCGCAGAAGATAACTGTGCGTTTTTTGCTGACATATTCCATATAAGTATCCACTATCAGCGTGTTGCGTTCAGGAACGTATATTTTGCTTTCAAGGTCGCGGATATTGTATTGCACACTGTTGAAACGTACCTTAGTGAGGTCGATGTTGGTATGTATTCTTATACATCGCACGGGGACAAGTTCTCCGATTTCAACAGCGGTCTGGATATCCAGCTTGTGGGCAGTATTGCGAAAAATCTCAAGTATGTCCTTATCGTCTGCACGTTCCGGTGTTGCGGTAAGTCCGAGGGTAAATTCCGGCTTGAAATATGAGAGGACCTTTTGATATGTTTCTGCAGAAGCATGGTGTGCTTCGTCAATAATGATATAACCGAAGTCGGTATCCCGGAATTGTTCAAGATTAAGCGCAATGCTCTGTATGCTTCCGCAGACAACGAATGAATCTGGCTGTTTGATATTCTCATAATATCGCCCGATGTCAGCTTCGTTCCATAATTCTTTGAAAGTGTGGTATGCCTGCTCAACAAGTTCGTGGGTATGCGCAATGAAAAGAGTACGCTTTCCGAAGCGCTTCGCGTCTGAGACTGCGGTAACTGTCTTGCCTGTGCCAGTTGCATGGAATAAAAGCGCGATGGACTGCTTTTCATCACGCATTTTCTGAAGTGCGTCGAGCGCCTGCTTCTGATGGGCTTTAAGTTCAAGCTTTCCGTCGCAGTCTATTGCTTTTCCACGCTGGGCGGGAAGATAGTCGGCAACCTCCCGAAAAGAAGGATTAGTTCCGAGGAATACTCGCAGTTCATCGCGGACATTGTCAGGTTGATTCTGAAGCTGCCTGACCGCCCAGCGGTATACGTCCCAGCCAAGGTATATCATGCTGTTTTGCTTCAAAAGATCGTCACAGAATTTGTTTTCAGCTATTATATTTTTATTGTGTGACGCTTCATCGTCAACTTCAATAGCGATTTTATGCAATCCGTTCTCAATAAAAAAATCAGCAAAGCGATCGTTATTGTATATATCATAAAAATGGTACTGCGTGCATAGCATTCCGGCTTTTTCTGCACCGAAAGTATCAGCAAATATATCGATAAAAAGATTCTCAGCAGCGCTTCCGGAAGCCGCATGGTAATTGTGGTCAGCCATTTTTATCCTCCACATTTTCAAGGTATATCCTGTTTGCGAAAGAACCCCGTTTTTCAGCCTTTGCTTTTCTGCAGGATTCAAGTTCTGAGGTAGAATAACCTCTTGCGTCACATATTGCGTATATGACTTCAAGAATATCTGCAAGTTCTTCAAGTGATTTATCTGCCAGATACTCTGCACATTCTTCGCTTAATTTACGGTCAAGTTCGGTGAGGTACTCGTTTTCAGATAATGTATGGAAAGCCGGCGTTTTTCCGGATTTTTGAATAATATCAGGAATATTATCACGAACTAATTTGTTATAAAGAATCATATGGAACCTCCATTTATTGTATTATATCATATCTCTTATCAAAATTCAATATCTATTTATTGACATATTGTGGGTTTTGCGATAATTAAGATATCAAAAAAGGGTCATTTGAATGACTGAACTGGATAAACTAAAAAGAGCGGAACAATACATCTGCAAAATGGCGGAAGAGATCAATTCTGTAACCAGCGAAACAGCAGCAGAGAATATGTTCAGCAACGAGAATAACTAGGTTCTTTTACTTTGTGATTATAGGTATTTGCCTTCTATACAATGGGTTATAATTGATAATCTTGATGCTATTATAAACTTTGCCAATAGTGGTGAGTACAAGATACAACGATTGAGAAATGCTGAATGAGAAGAGTAAAAGGAGATATTCTTTGATGTTATAATATTGGCATATTTTACAGAACAGATTGTAAAAAGCCAACAATTGAATGACATATTATCTTCATGTAGCTGCGTAAGCTATCCGAATAATTTTCGGCACACAGAAATTTCCCCGAAGCGTAAATGCTTCGGGGATTTTTTGTGTCCGGGAAAGGAGAAAAGTATGTTCAACAACCAGCGTTATGTCACAAAGGGCATAACAAGCACCGTGCCGCTCGTGACGCAGATAATTCTCTGGGACTGTATCGACAGCATGAAAATCGAGCGCAAAGACTATCTGCAAGTTTTCAAACTCGTTGCAAACGGCAGCAATCAGCAGGTAACTCACACCCAGGAAGAACCGCCCTACGAGCGCATTTTCACATTTCCAAGCGATTACCCCATCACAGCAAAAATCTTCGTCATAGACGACGAAACCCACACCACTATGCTTTTGGCAGAAGAATATTAAGGAGAAACCACCATGACACCTAACGAAACCACACGCCCCGTTTGCAGCTGCTGCGGAGCAATAATCGAAACCGATGACTACTACGAATTTGACGGCAGCATACTCTGCGATGACTGCTACCACACCGAAACCGTCGAGTGCTCTCACTGCGGCGACAGAATCTGGACGGACGACAACGCAGGCTCGGACAGCACGCCGCTCTGCAACACCTGCTACGACGATTACTACACGACCTGCGAATGCTGCGGCAGAATCATTCATCGGGACTACGCCAACTACGATGATGAGGACGATTACGCCTATTGCGATAGGTGCTATGAGGAACGCCAGAACAGTTCTATTCATGAGTACAATTACAAGCCCGACCCGATATTTTACGGTGACTCAAAGCGTTATTTCGGCGTGGAACTTGAAATCGATGAGGGCGGAAAGAACAGCGACAACGCTGATACGATTTTGGGTATCGGCAACCGGGTTGCGGAGCACATCTACATTAAATCTGATGGCAGTCTTTCAGACGGTATGGAAATTGTAACACATCCGATGTCCCTGAAATACCACAAGGACAAAATGCCCTGGGCAGAGATAATGAAATCCGCTATCCACATGGATTACCGCAGCCATAAGACCAGCACTTGTGGACTCCACGTCCACGTTAATAGAACAGCATTTGGAGCAACCCGGGAAACGCAGGATGAGTGCATTTCCCGGGTTCTTTATTTCGTGGAACACCATTGGCTGGAGCTGCTGAAATTCAGTCGCAGAACCGAGTATCAGATGAACCGCTGGGCAGCAAGATACGGCTACAAGAACAGCCCCAAAGAAATTTTAGAGGACGCGAAGAAAGGCTGTAACGGCAGGTACGCCTGCGTAAACATCACGAACTATCACACGATAGAATTCCGTATGTTCCGTGGCACGCTGAAATACAATACGCTGATTGCAACGCTGGAACTTGTGGACAAGATATGCGAACTAGCAACAAATCTGACCGACACAGAACTGAAATCCGTAAGCTGGTCGGACTTCGTAGGCTCGCTTGATGACAGTACCGAGCCCGAACTTATTACATACCTGAAAGAGCGCCAGCTCTATATAAACACGCCAATCACAAGTGAGGAGGACGAATAATTATGTGCGCAATTTTCGGTTTGATAGACTATAATCATACTTTAAATGCGAAGCAGCGTGAGAAGCTGCTCCGTGTTCTTTCCGAGGAATGCGAGGAGCGAGGAACTGACGCAACTGGCTATGCCTTTAACCACAATGGCAAGCTGACGATATTCAAGCGTCCGTTCGCCGCTCACAAAGTGCACCTGCACCTGCATGATGACAGCAATGTTATCATGGGACATACCCGAATGGCTACCCAGGGCAATAAGCTTGACAACCGTAATAATCACCCGTTTCCCGGAACAGTGAACGGAACTCATTTCGCCCTTGCTCACAACGGTGTACTTCACAATGATGTGAAACTTCGAAAACAGATGTCACTACCGGGTACGCCCGTAAAGACGGATAGCTACATAGCAGTACAGCTTCTGGAACAGCAGAAAACCCTCGACATGAAATCAGTCGTTGAAATGGCTGAACTTGTAGAGGGTTCTTTTGTGTTTACGGTTCTGGACGAGCATAATAACGTGTATTTCGTAAAGGGCGACAATCCGCTTGCGCTGTATCATTACGAAACCTGCGGTTTGTATATTTACGCAAGTACCGAAGCGATTCTCGACCGTGCGCTGACCCGGCTCGGAATAATCAGCATTGAACATCAGCAAATCGACACGACCTGCGGCGATATTCTGAAAATCGACAGCACCGGAGCAATGGAGCGTGGAATGTTCGACACCACAAATATGATGATGTACGATTACCGCTATTTCCGCCGTGACTGGTGGAACGTTCCCGAAACCTGCACGTCAGAACCTCAGGACGTGAAGCAGCTAAAAGACTTCGCAAGTTCCATTGGTGTAGCTCGTGATGATATAGACCTGCTCCTGAGTTACGGATATTTCGTGGAGGAAATCGAAGAAATGCTGTACCAGCCGGGTGCAATCGAGGAGGCTCTCTGCGAAATTCTGAATGAGTGCGCATACGATTACTGTGGTGAATTCTGATGAAGAATTTTGTATTTGGATACGCCCGAGTTTCAACGGAACAGCAGAACCTCGACCGCCAAATTGATATGCTCCAGAAATACGGCGTGGATTTCATCTATAATGAGAAGATGACCGGAACCAAACGCAACCGACCCGAGCTTGAAAAACTCCTCGAACGCCTGACAGAGGGTGACACAGTAGTCGTGGAATCCCTCTCCAGGCTCGGCAGAAGTACCAAAGACCTCATCTGGCTCATGGAGACTTTTAACGCAAAAAGTGTGAACCTTGTATCGCTGAAAGAATCTATCGACACCACGACTAGCACAGGAAAGCTACTGTTCACACTGATGTCAGCACTGGCTCAGTTTGAGCGTGATGTCCTGGCTGACAGAACAAAAGAGGGACTAGCCGCCGCTCGTGCCAGAGGGCGAAAAGGCGGCAGACCTCCAGTCAGCAGGGAAGCCATCAAAAAGGCAATAAAGCTGTATAACACCGGGCAGTACACGGTCAGAGAAATCACGGACCTTACCGGAGTAAAACCCTCGACGTTGTATAAAGCCCTGCGCTCTCTATAAAACGTACCTTTTCCGCACATAGATTTTCGCAGAAGTTTTCGCACAGTATAAGCCCCGAATCGTGCAAAGATCCGGGGCTTTATTTTTTGTGCGAAAAACGAACGTTTTTTGAACACTTTAACAATATAGTAAAACATCAATGGAGGTTTTACTATGGAAAATGAAAACTATCAGGAACTTGCGAATGCAATTATTATTCGTGCTGCGAAGGATTACCGCATTCTGCTTAGATATCGTCAGAAACACCCCGGTAATGCTGAAATCGAACGCAGGATAAATAAGCTGGAAAGAGAGATACATATTACGTTTTTTCAGAGCTAGACCAAGCTTAATGTTGATGAAATATTTTCAGCAATTAAATCTGAATATGAGCAGTGATAAATTAACCCCTGTCGTTATTGACAGGGGTTAATTACTGCCAAATAAATACACTTTACTCTTGATTTATCTGAGTCAATATAGCTGATCAGGATTGAGGTTTCATCTGGCGCAGGAAAGCCTTATTATCTCAAATCCAGAGGAATCAGACCGGACGGTGTGTATGTGCGTCAGGGTTCATCAAGCGTGCCTGCTTCTGTTGATCCCACCCAACGGAACATCTCATAGTAACAAAAAATTAATCCAGTCTGCCGACGAATTTATAGTAAACATCGAGCTTCTGAATAAGCTCACCGTCCACATCTTCCGGTTCATGAACCTCGATCCTGTCAATCAAGGTATTCAGCAGAGCCTGCGACAGCTCGTCGATATCGGTGTACTGTTTTATTAAATCAACGAAATTGACGGCGTTCTCATCATTCTCACGTTCCGTCTTTATTGCCGCATTCAGTTCGCTGATTCTGCATTCAAGCTCGGTCTGCTCATTTTCGTAGGAAGCGGACAGGCTGTTGTAGTTGCGCTCGTTGACCTTGCCGTTGACGTGTTCCTCATAGAGTTTCGCAAACAGCCTGTCGAGTTCCGAAAGCCGCTTGTTCGCGCGTTTCAGCTCACGCTCAGCTTGCCGCACATTTTCTTTTTCAGATTTGCCGAGCCGCGCGGCTATCGCTGAAATCATCTGCTTATCATCTCCGAGAGCTTCGCACGCAAGCCGCTTGATGTCAGCCAAAACCGCATTGTAAAGGTTCAGAGCAGTAATTCTGTGATGTGTGCAGACTGATTTTCCCTCCATACGGTAGTTGTTGCACTGATAATCGTAATTCGCATAGATGTTTTCGCTGTTCCAGTTCCGGTGCGCTTTCGTGAACGTCATAGCAAAGCCGCAGTCAGCGCATTTCACCAAGCCCGAAAAGATATTGTCGTACTTTTTCTCAACCTTGCGTGTCTTTTTTCTGCTGGTTATCAAGCGCTGTACAAGCTCCCATTCCTCGGGGTCAATGATAGGCTCGTGCATTCCCTCTACAACGAATGTTCCCGCCGACTGCACTGGCTTTCTTTTTTCGCTTTTCAGCGAGATTTTCGGGCGTTTCTGACCACGGACCGCGCCTTTGTAAACTGGATTTCGGAGTATCTCACGCACCGAACCCATCGACCATTTGTATATGCTTTCCTCAGTCGTGAGATACCTGTCGTAACACTCCAGTTCTTCAGCAGCCGCCGCAACAGGACGAGGAATTTTTTCGCTTCTCAGCTGCCTTGCGATTTGGGTTATCCCGATACCGTCCTTTGCCATCTTGAAAATGTACCGAACGGTAGGCGCAAAGCGTTCGTCGATAAGCAGGTGATTTTTGTCCGCGGGGTCTTTAACATAGCCGTATGGAGCTTTTGTGCCAATGAATTTACCCTGCTTCTGCCTTGTAATCAGCGAGGACTTGATTTTCTTTGAAATGTCCTGCGCATACATATCGTTGAGCAGATTTTTGAACGGCGTAATGTCCATTGTAGAGCCTTTGGCGGTGTCCACGCCGTCCGTTACGGCTATGTACCGCACGTTGTGTTCGGGGAAATAAATCTCCGTAAAACTGCCCGTTTCAAGATAATTTCTGCCAAGCCGGGAAAGGTCTTTTGTGATAACGCAGTTGATTTTTCCGTCCTCAATATCCGACAGCATACGCTGAAAGCTCGGTCGGTTGGTGTTCGTTCCGATCCAGCCGTCGTCAATGTAGATTTGGCTGATTGCAAAGCCGTTTTCACGGCAGTAGCGTGTGAGCATTTCCTTTTGCGTCTGTATGCTCGAACTCTCGCTCATAGTGCCGTCGTCCTTTGATAAACGAAGATATAATGCTGTATTGTACTTGGGTTGTCCTGCCATTATAAACCTCCTTCAAACACGGACAACCGATTATTCGACATCTTTATTATACATCAGCTGCCCGCGCTTTGCAAGTCTTTTTAAGGTACAATATTCTCGCTTTCTGCACTTTTCTGCATGGATATTTTTTTGCAAGGCAATACCGCATAATTATTGTCGTGCGATTGCGCAGTCAGTTTTGCCAATATTGCGCTTCGCTTATTGGCAAAACTCGATTTTTCGTCAGATTGTAAAATGAGGACGACGCAAGGCTGTCGCCTTGCTATGACGAATTGTGCAATATGGCGGAAAAGATGCAAGCAAGCGTGCGGCAAAGGCGTTAGCCGTTAATTGTGCGGTTTTGCCTTATTTCTTGAAACAGCTTTTATTTTTTGCTTTTTCGGATATGCTCATAGTAGTCTGGGATTTGTCGGTCGGGGCGATTTTGCCTTGCGTTATACTCGACAAGAGCCTCGTCAAAAAGTTCATGGTACAGTTCACGCAGGTCGCGTTTAACATAGGTTATGTTGTTCGGCGTTCGGGATTTATCCACGTTATCCGTGAAGAAATCCCGGTTGTTATGCTCAATGCAGCCGTCGTCTGAACGAAAAGAAATCGACAGCGCTTTTGTTTCATTGCTCATTTTTCACTCCTTTTCAAGCAGCCGCAAATGCGGTTGTAGTCGCGATTTCGGCTATATTTTTTTGTCGTTCTGGACACGTTTGAAATCTTCCGCAGAATAGGTATAACGCATTACCTATTTTGTCAGCAAAATAGCCTGCGTTAGGGGGGATATTCCCCCTAAGACCCTCTAAAAAACCGATATATTAGGCAGAACGCCTGTTATGATTTTAAAAGAAAATCTGCGTTATGGTCGGCGAGTGGAACACACGCAAATTCCGGCAGAATCGCCATGTAGTCGAGCTTTCAACCAGAGCGCAAATCGCTCGATTTAGCCTTTTCGACATACATAATAACATCATCGACCGGGCATTTCAGAATTTCGCAGAGCTTGTCTATTGTCGCTGTGCTGACTGGCTGATTATGCCGCAGCCGGTTTATCGTACTGCTGCTGACGTGATGTTTGGTGATCAGCGTGTAGGTCGATATTTCGTGCCAGTCAAGGTAATCCCAAAACGGTTCGTATGTTATCATTGCAGAACCTCCTTTCGCAAAGCTGAAAGAAAAAATCCTTCAAGCTTGAAATTTTCGCTTGACATATAATCACTATTGTGGTATCATAGCTATAAAGATGACTATTGTGAGCTGTGATGTGATTATATCATTTCGCGGTAGGTCTGTCAAGATGTTTGTGGATATTCGTCTTTAATTCCACAAATATAGTCTTTTTAATAACATTACGAGGAGGAACACTAGGGTACCGGAAACAAAAAACACCTGCGAACAGGTGTTTGGAAAAAGATTGAAAGAGCTTCGCAAGGAGCATGGCTGCACCATCGAGCAGTTTGCAGATATGGTGGGTATATCCAAAAGTACGTTGGGTTATTATGAGAATGACAAGCGAATGCCTGACATCGAAATTCTTGCGAGGATCGCGAATGTGCTGAACGTAAGCGCCGACTACCTTATCGGCAGAACGAACACGACCGCCCGGAAAGGAAAGCTGAAAACCGTGTGCGGCTTCACGGGATTGTCCGACCAGGCTGCGGAGTATTTGTCAGAGCTTGTGGGGAACAGGGACTACGAAAAGCTGTCTGTAATCAATCATCTGTTCAAAGAGCTTTGCGAGGATTATGCGTTTTACAGCGGAGAAGATGAAGCGTCCAGTGTACTCGGTTCGCTGTTCCGCTGTTTTGAAAAGTTCACCGGTTCGGAAAATGATTGGGAGAGTTATGTTGACCTCGGCGATGAAAAACGCAAAGAGGTGCTTGCTGCGGCTTATAGGCAGTTTATGCTTAATCAGGTGGTCAAGGCATTGGAACTCAGCTTGGAGGGGTATAAACAGGATAATCTGCCGTGGAGATGATTAATACAGAGTATTGATTTTTTAGCAGTTTGATGTTATACTTGTAGCAAATACCAACAAGAAATGAGGGCGGGAAATGCTATCAGCACTTCTTTCAATGATAAATGATGAAACGGACAAGGAACTTGTCCGTTCGTTGTACGAAGCTAATGAGCAGCTCATGTATAACGTTGCATATAATATTCTTCATAACCGCACGGACGCAGAGGACGCTGTACAGGATTCTTTTGTCAGCGTGATAAATCATCTTGAAAAAATACGCGAAATAGACTGTAACGAAACCCGTTTCTATCTTGTTATAGTAGTGAAGAACATTTCGCTGAATATGCTCAAAAAGAAGCAGCGCCACCCGGCGGTCGATATTGATGAGGTATTTGACGCTAAGTCAGACGAAAATACCGAGGAGGAAATTATCAGCAAAGTCAGCTCCGATGAAATCAAGCGTGCACTGCGTGATTTATCAGATAATGATTATGATATAATGTTCCTCTACCTTATCAAGGAGCTTACTCCGTCTGAAATCGCACAGCTTCTTGGAATTACCGGGGGTCAGGCTCGGCAGAAGATATTCCGTGCAAGGCAGCGTTTGATAAAACATCTTGAGAAACGAGGCATTACCAATGAAACTTGATGACCTGATATATGATGGAATCGAAAATACATTAGATGAACGGCTTTCACAATACTCTGCCGATTTGAAGAAACACCATTTTTCGGCAGCCTATAAAATACGCCGCCATCAGACTATACGGGCATTATCCAGGGCTCAAAAAATATCAGGGAAGTTCTCTGTAAGACGCATAAGATATGCTTTGCTTGCGGTAATTCTTGCGGCATTCCTGATGACCGGATTCAGTATCTGGTATTCGGTCGGAGGGTTTACATTCAACGCACAAAGGGATCATTCAGTTACATATATAAGCAGAACTCCCGGAGATAAAACTAAAATAGAAAGCATATATGGATTACCGTATGAAACAGGATTTTCGCTGACAGAAAGGCAGAGCGATGATGCAGATGTCATTTCCATATATCAGTCCGGAGAGAAAAAAGTTACGCTATGGCAAACTATAATTGGTGATGTACATAATTTCAACACAGAATACGGAGCTCCGGAAGAAGTAAATATCAACGGCTGCAATGGAGCGTTTATTCCCGAAAACAATGGCGAGTGTGGTGTAGTATGGACAATGGACGGATACTTGTTTACTCTTAATGGCAATATCGACAAAATGTCACTTTTGAATTTGGCAAAAGCTACAAATTTAGAAAAATAGACACAAATGCTGTAACGGCGATTCTCATAAATTGTTTTAGTTGGTGAGAGGGTAAATCTCAAAACTAAAATAGGAGGACATTGAGATGAAAAATACATTAAACAAAATAATTGCCGTAATAGCTATGCTTTCGATGTTTACTTCGGTCACTGGCTGCGGAACAACAGTCCAGACTGAAAATAGCAGCGAAACGGTAAGAGGAGAAATGACGCAAACCATGCCTGCTCCATTTTCAGATGGCTCTGACATAGGTGGAGATGAGCACAGCTCATTCTATCAGCCATGCCGTGGAACACTTGACAATATCCCGGTGGAATTGATGCGTCTAAGAGATGAAACGGAAGTGAACAGTTGGATAGACTCATTTACACCTATTGATACCACCGCTCCTGACAGTATAACTGAATATGCTAATATTTTTTCGTTTATCTCCAACTTTAATATAACTAAAGATGAAGCTGAATCTGCTCTGTCAGTTTATCTCAACACAGATGACGAGCAAATAAAGATTACCCATGATGAGCTTGATCTTATACTTTCTGGCGATATCAAAGCGATAACAACTGAATTTGCGTCAGATTACTCTATTGTTTCCGGAGAAAACATCTACGCGCCAAGCTGGGTATACTTCCATTCAGCAGATGATTATAACTCAGCCGGAGTTACCGCAGCTGACCTTGCTGAAAAAGCCGAACTTTACGCAGAGATGGGTTTCACAAACAGTGCTAAAGTTGCTTTCGAAGCCAAATTATCCGAATTCTTAGGAAATCCAATAGTTCTCTCAGAAGAGCACGTTGCTGACTCCAAAACTCCCATTATTAGTGACTTAGAATCGGATATAGGAATTGAAGAAGACGAATAATATGTACCCTGTGGCAGCTAAATCTGCCTAACCGAACGCTGAAATGGAACACCGCAATTTTGAGAACAGCTGACTTTACATATATTGATCCGTGGACGCCAAAACTAAAGTCCTGTCTTCGGCAACACGTTATTCTGCTCCTAACAAAGCTGTCGTCTTTCAGAAATCATAATTATTCGCTCTAGGAGGTTACTTGATATGAAAAGAAATTTGATCATTATTGCAGTTCTACTTGGAAGCCTTGTTTTATGCTCTTGTACAAACAGCGCTCAAGTGAACAGCAACATCAGTTCTGGTTCATCTACAGATGAAAACTCATCAATAGCGGAATCCTATACAGTGACTGAAAATGGGATATATGATCGAGCAAAGCTGTCGGAGTTTGAATATACCCCCTTGGCGGAATTTGATACAGATTTCTTGAAAGAGAGCGGCTGCGATCAGATTGGCGATTGCTATAAGCGCGCTCAATCATTGGCATTATGGCTGGGTTATGGAATAAGCGATTTCCCGACTCCCAACGGTACTGGCGCATCGACTGAATCGGCAAGCATTGATGTATCAGAATCGGGAGGTGAATTCTACCGTTATTATTTTACCGGAATAAGTTATGACAGCTTTTATAAAGCACTGCTTGATGTATTTACCCAGGAAAAAGCAGATGAATTGATATCTGATGCAGCAAGCAGAATATACTCTTACGATGGTGCTCTGTGGATCGGAGCTGTCAGCGGCGGGGGGGATACATCAGTAGTGAAAACTGAATATCAAGTGACAGACAAAACTGATGATCGAATCGTTCTGAAACGTACAACTTGGCATGTCAATATTGGTGAAGAACCGATTTATGATTCAGCCAAAGATGATGAGTATGAAAAGGAATATGCCGATTACAGTTTTGTTAAAACAGAACAAGGCTGGCGCGCCGACAGTATGCCATTACGGTAATTTGAATTATCGTTTGGGGTAAATGAGCCATCAAGAAATGAAACTCTCTCAAAAGTTGACCTTATTGCAGGTGAGCTTTATGGGAGAGTTTCTTTTATTTGCATTATTTGTCGAATTATCGGTTGCCATTTGTTCCGTTCGGTATGTTCAACATCTGCTGAACGAATAAAGGCGATGATAGTTGAAACGGACGGCACCGGACTGATGAAAATTGCGGACTCCTATAAGAACAGTTCGGTTAAGCATAAGCTTGAGGTAACCGAACAGGCATTCAAAATAACGTTGCCGTTCAGACCTGAAGTAATGAACGGATTTAATAAGAAACAAGATGGTCGCAGCTGCGGCCATCTTGCATTTTATAGGGAATAGTGGTAAAATGAAAGGCGAGGAGACCAGCTATGAAAAGTCAATAGACAAAAGCGCCAAAAATTAAGCGACAAGTTTGGCAGGATTGAAAGGTGTATCAGAAGTCAAGAGCTTAAAAATAACTCTGGTGAGCTTATGAGCGACATGACCAAGAGCGCCGTAATGGTTAAGCCCCTGAGAGCGTTTAAGGTCGTAGTAGGCTTTGAAAGTAGTGTCGTTAAGGGTGAGCTGCCAGGCAGAATTGATAAGTGCAAATCGAAGCAAGGCAGAACCACGCTTGGACATACGGGTAGATTTAGCGGTAAACTGCCCGGATTGGCGAACAGTCGGGTCAAGACCGGCATAGGCGAGAAGCTTGCAGGGCTTTGAGAAGCGCTTAATATCACCGATTTCACCAAGAATGCAGGCGGCATTGACCGCACCGATACCGGGAACTGTCATAAGGACGGAATTTATGGATTCCATTGCTTCCTCAATGGCAGAATTCAGGTCTTTAATTTGCTGTTCCAATAGCTCAATCTGTGCAATGGTTTGGGCTATTTGAATGGATATATAAGGGTTCTTCACCCCGACTGAGGAGAGAGCCAGACTTTTTAGAGCTTCGGCTGTATCTTTTCCAAAGCGCCCATGCGAGGCTTTTGAGAGAAGAGTGCACAAAGTTGATGTGCGTAAGGCGGCGATCTCCTTGGGTGAAGAATACTTCTTAAGCAAAGCGTAGGAAGCAGCGATATGTATTCCTGATTTGAAAAACTTACCGAATTCCGGGAACACAAGATTGACATATCCTGCGAGCTGAATTTTCAGCCGGGCCTTGGACTTCTTGAGGTTTTGACGAAAACGGCAAAGCGTTCTCAGTTTCAAGGAATCAGCGTCACGCTGAGAATACAGTCGATAAGAATTGACCATGAGCGATTTGATAATCAGCATGGTATCGACCTTGTCTGTTTTGGTTTTGCGAATTGCAGTTTTGCGCAGAGTTGCTGTCTGAATAGGATTGATGACAGCGAGCCTGAAACCGGATTCGTAAAGAAAGCAGATGAGGTTTTCGGAATAAATTCCGGTTGATTCCAGACCGATGAGCAGTTTGCTGCGGTCAAATTCCGACAGCTTTTTCAGCAGAAGGCAGAAGCCCTCGGCATTGTTCTGAAACGCAAACGGCTTTACCAGAACCGCTCCGGAATCGTCCGAAACGGCAGCATAATGCGTGTCTTTAGCAACATCAATTCCAACAAAAATCATAGTGATCACCTCGAAAAAAAAGTAGCACCGCTTGTCCACCTGATTTTATCCGCGTATCCTTGCGTGAAATGAAAAGTCACCTGAACGGGCTTTATCCAGCTATAAACATCTTGAATAAAATCGTGGCAATAAACTCCTAAAAACCGTCATGCGGCAGGACAAAATAAAAAGTCCACGGTGTTCAAGCTTATTATATCACATTTCGGCGCGGTTCGCCGAAAATTTGAACAGTTCCTCTCGCTACGCTCGCTCCACTGTTCAAATTTTCCCTTGCTTCGGAGATGAGCGTAAATCTTATGAAAGGATATGATATGGGGCTTAACTATATCATACAAGAACAAAATGTTCAACAAAATGATTCTCATGGGTCGCCTTGTGGCTGACCCCGAACTCAAAACCACTCCGCAGGGAGTGAACGTCTGCACATTCCGCATTGCGGTTGACCGCAGATTCCAGAAGCAGGGTGAGGAGAAGAAGCCCGACTTCTTCAACATCGTGGCGTGGAGACAGACCGGCGAGTTTGTCCAGAAGTACTTCGGCAAGGGTCGCATGATACTTGTCGAGGGTGAAATGACTACCCGCCCCTACACCGACAAGAACGGTAATCAGGCGACCTGGTATGAAGTCATCGCCGACCATGTATCGTTCACCGGAGAGAAGCGCGAGGACGGCGGCAGCGCTTCCAGACCCGCGCAGGGACAGCCGCCCGTGCCGAGTGCTCCGGCTGAAAATCCGGCGGCAAGCAATGACGGTTATCCGTTCTGAGGAGGAACAACACAATGAATGGAATGGGGAAATTACTAAGCAGAACACTGAGAGTTTTCGCAAAGAACGTCCACGAGAACGCCGTTTCTCAACTTCGGAGGGTACACTAATGAACATTAAGAAATTCGAAAAGAATTTGCAGAATCAGCTTGACAGGCAGGCATTAGAGGGTGCAACCTCCGGTTGGATGGAGGAGAATGTGTCTCAGGCAATTTACAACGGAGGCAATGAAATCAAGCTCCCCAAGATGTCTCTCCAGGGACTGGGCAGCTACGACCGCGACGCGGGTTACTCCGGCGGCGCTGTTACATATTCCTACGAGACTTTCGCGCTCACCCAGGACAGAGGCAGACGTTTCCGTATCGACGCTATCGACGTTGATGAGAGCGGCTTCGGACTGGCGGCGGCAAATGTTGCGGCTGAGTTCCAGCGCACTCAGGTGATTCCCGAGATCGACGCTTACCGCTACTCCAAGCTGGCGGCCGCCGCTGAAATCAAGGATACCTACACTCCGGACAAGGCTACCGTGATGTCCTCTCTGCTGGCGCAGCTCGGTGAGGTCCGCGATATCACCGGCGACGAGGGCGACGTCGTTATCGTAATGAGCCGTCCTGTTTACGATAAGCTCATGCTTTCCGATGAATCAAAACTCAAACCCTTTCAGTTTAGGCAGGGCAGTCTTGAGTTTTTCGTGAAATCCATCAATGGTATTCCAATTATCCCGGTGCCGTCGAAAAGAATGCAAACCGAATATATCTTTGACGCAAACGGTTTTTTCCCTGCCATTCGCGCAGAACCTATCAACTGGATAATTTGTCCGAAATCCGCGCCCATAGCGATTTCTAAGACTGATAGTGTGAAAATCATTCCGCCTGGAGATAACCAGTTTGCTGACGCATGGGATATCGACTACCGCAAATATCATGATTTACTCATTCCGGACAACACAAAAGCGCTGATTGCGGTATCGGTCGCTTCGGAACAGGAGGGCAGAAGCTAATGAATGATAAAGCAGTATTGCTAAGCATACAGCCGCGATGGTGCGGGCTTATCACAAACGGCAAGAAAACTATTGAGGTACGCAAAACCAGGCCGAAAATCGATACGCCGTTTAAATGTTACATATATCAGTCTAAGAGCAAAGACCTGTTGATGTATGTAATGAAAGACGGCGATAATGATTACGGCACAATCTATCACGGAAAGCCGGTATTCATTAAAACATTATCGCCGTATTCAAACGGCAACGAACAGAAAGTCATCGGCGAATTTATCTGCGACAGTATTTCCGAGTACGAAGCCGAGTTTTGCAAAACTGATGACTTTTACCAGGACATCAGAGAAATATTTCGCGATGCCGATTTCCCCGATGACGACGACCGCAGAGATTTCAAAGTGCTTACCTCAAACGAAGCAGACAATCCCAATGATTGTGATTTCTGCCGTTCGTGCTGCATGACGTTCGATGATGTTAAGGCGTACATCGGCGAGGGATTCTGCAAGACGTTTTGGGGCTGGCATATCTCCAATCTGAAAATTTACGAAAAGCCGAAAGAATTGAGCCTTTTTGAAAAGCCGTGCTCGCACAATTGCGAGAATTGTAAGTATTATTGCACAAGTAGCTTGGAAGAACCAGCTTATTGTGAATGGGAAGATTGCGAGATATCAAAGCCGCCGCAGTCGTGGCGCTATGTGGAGGTGAGCGGGAATGAGTAAACACACCATGCCTTTTGCAGCTCTGGTGTAAAGGAGGACGCGAAATGACTAACGAGAAATTGAAAGAAATTAAAGAGCGCTTGCTCGCAGAGAACGACAAACGGCGCCGTGTGGAACAGGAACAAGTCAATGCTTGTGCGAGATATTATGAGCGTGGCGTAAACGACGCGCTTACAGCGGTATCGTTTGTGCACTCCGAGCAGCCCGCAAAGGAGGACGTGAAATGAGCGAATACATAGACAAGAGCGAGGCGGTCGGTGAGGGCTATCTCCAGGGCTGGTACATTAGCTCTGTTTCGGAAGATGATGAGCCAGTCTGGACAGAGGCTCACATTGAGGAACTGGCGAATGATTTCATTGTCATTCCAAAAGATACGCCTGCCGCTGACGTTGCACCAGTAGTGCACGCCCACTGGAAAGGCTACCATACGCAAGACCCGTACTGCTCTAATTGTGGGTTTTCTTATGACCGCGAGGAAGGCGAATATGCCCAGACAACAGATTACTGCGGCAACTGTGGGGCAAAAATGGACGAAAACGAAGTTGAAAATCTTGAACGCTATATTGATATGGACAGGCTATTAGGAGAAACCGTGAACACAATAATTTTTTCGGATGCACTAAAAGGGCTGCGAGCCCTCAATAGCGGCAGCGTTGACACTTGTATAACATCGCCACCGTATTACGTTTTGCGTGATTATGGGAACAGCGGGCAGATCGGTTTGGAAAGCACACCGGAGGAATACATACAGCGCCTCGTTGCTGTTTTTAGAGAGGTGCACCGGGTACTTAAACCGGAGGGCACGCTGTGGGTGGTTATTGCAGACAGTTACGCCGGCAGCGGTAAAGGTGCGTGGAACAATAAGAACAGGCAAAAAGAAACTTATGTGCTTGATCCCGGATCAGCTCCAACCAAGACGCCAAAAACTTTTGACGGGATAAAAGCAAAGGATCTTATGGGCATACCGTGGATGTTAGCCTTTGCCCTGCGTGCAGACGGCTGGTATTTACGGCAAGATATTATATGGCAGAAAACCAACCCAATGCCGGAAAGCGTGCGGGATCGCTGCACAAAATGCCACGAATATATTTTTCTGCTTTCAAAAACACCCCGCTATTATTTTGATGGTGAGGCAATAGCCGAGCCCACAGCAGAGAGTACAAAAAAAAGACTTTCGCAAAATATTGAGGCTCAAGCTGGATCGCAAAGGGCTTACGGAAAAACAAACGGGCCGATGAAAGCGTGTGCACCGCGCTATGGCGGCAAAGACAGACGAAATAAAAGAGATGTTTGGACGGTAAGCACCAAACCGTATAAAGGTGCACACTTTGCCACATTCCCACCAGATTTAATCGCCCCCTGCATTTTAGCTGGCTCACGCAGCGGTGGTACCGTTCTTGATCCGTTTTGTGGCACAGCCACAACTTTACAGGTTGCAAACCAACTGGGGCGCAACGGCATCGGTATTGAGCTTAATACCGATTATGAGCCACTTATCAAAGACCGGCTCGGTGAATACAGAAAAATAATAGCACCAGAGGAGGTAAACAACAATGGCTGATGTTAAGCTGAAGTCCTGCCCGTTCTGCGGGGGCGAGGCATATTACAGAACGCCTACACACTTAAAAGGGACCGCTTTCGATGTAATGATGGTCGAATGCAAACAATGCGGCGCCTCGCCATACGCGGTAGAAGTTTATGAAAATGATACCGAAGAAAACAAACGTAAGACAATTTCTGAGTTTTGGAACAGGAGGGCTGATAATGGCTAAAGTAAAATGCAGGTCGTGCGATATCTGCGGCGAGATGAACGCCAAAGATGGATTTATGCTCAAGGCTAAACGCATGGAATCTCACAACGTAAGAGATACGCTCGGGTATATAATAGGCGTAAAATACAGGTGGGCAAGAATCGACCTCTGCGAAAGCTGCTATAATGAGATAGTCAGGAGCTGCCACCGGATCCGTCGCGAACAGAAGGAGGGCTGATACTGATGTCTGAATTCATTGAACTTCATTATGTTTTCGGTGAGAAAATCATCGAAAAGATGATAAACACTAACACAATAGGCACTGTAATAAAGCGTTCTGACGGTGGCGCAATAGTCCACATAGAGCGCGACAGTATAGGTCAGGACGACACTATCAAGCCGCTGGAAACCTACAACACCATTCGCAGTCTTCTGCTTGATGTACGGAGATATACAGATGAAACCACACCCTAACCCCTGTCCCAAAGCCGACCGCTGCATACACGCTGCGGAGTGTATCTGCTACGACACATTCCGCGGCGAATACCTTTGTTTCGACAGCAGGACATATTCGAATTATGAAGCAAAGGGCGCGGCGGCAAAGCCAAAGCCAAAGAAGAAAAAGAGGAGGAAATGGACGCATGCCGATTGACAAAAAAACTTTCCTGAAAACCGTGACTATCCTCCACGATACGCGGGAACAGAAGAACGCCCACATCATTGAAGCACTGGACAAGCTCGGCATAAAGCGCGAGGAACGCAAGCTCGACTACGGCGACTATTCGTTCACCGCAGACGGACGCGACTTTTCGATGTCCTGCGTTGTGGAACGCAAAGCGAACGTGGACGAGATATACAACAACGTGACCTTCGACCGGGGGCGCATAGAAAAGGAACTGTACAGCGCTGCGCAGCTTGCGAAGCAGCTTACTCTGTTCATCGAGGGCGTGGGAAGCTGGGAAGCGCTCAGAGCCTACCACGTCCCAGAATGGCAGATGAAAGCAAGCCCGCAGCGCGTGAAAACCGATATCGGCGCGATGGTGTACTCCACGCTAAAAGCATGGCAGACCGGAAGCCGCTATCACTTCGATGTGCAGTTCATTGAGGACAAGCGCCAGACCGCCGCCCGAATGCTGGAGGTGTTCTATTACTACTGGCGTTCGTACAAGGAAATGACGGCAGCGAGAAAGGAGTGATATCTTGGATATCGAAAAGGCAAGCCAGCTGCTCGGCGATGGTGTCAGCAGCGGAACTGCCGAAACAATGAGCGAGATTTACCCGGATATCAGCGAATACACCCGCGATGACTTCCTGGACAGCGAGAAGCCCTACGAATTTCTCTACATGTTCAAGGACGATAAATTCAAGCAGAAGCGCCTGCTCGCAGAAATGACCGACCAGGCAAAGAAGTGCAGGGTAACGAATTTTCCCACGCTGTACAAGGCGTTCGCAGAGAGCCGCAAGGACGTTGCAGACGACCTCGGGAACTACACCAACTTCCCGTTGCAGCCTGTGACGCTTCCCTGCGGTAAGTGGGTGTGCGACGCTTCCGGAGTGCGCACGCAGGGCGAAAAAGGCGGGCTTGTCTGGGCGTGTCCTCACCCGATAATGCCTGTCGCACGCTACACCAACATCGACACCGGCGAGGAGAAGATAAAGCTTGCGTATTTCAAGGGCAAATACTGGCGCGAACTTATCGTTGACCGCACGACTATCTCGGTCGCGAACAAGATAACCGAACTTTCCAAGCCCGGTATCGTCGTGACTTCCGAAACGGCGCGGAACCTTGTCAACTACCTCTACGATGTTGAGCAGCTTTCCGGCGACCTTCTCCCGGAAGTCGAGTGCGTAACGCGGCTTGGCTGGATAAAGCGCGGTGAAGAAACCGAATTCGCGCCCTACACAGACGGCTTGACCTTTGATGGTGAAGTTGAGTACAAGAAGCGCTATGAGAGCGTGAAACGGCGTGGCAAGCCAGGTGATTGGGATAAGTGGATTGAGTTTATCAACAAGAATATCCGCAGAAACAGCGTTGCAGCACGCATGGTTTTCGCTGCGTCACTGGCTTCGGTGCTTGTCAGACCGCTGGGCTGCAACTGCTTCTGGGTGCACCTCTGGGGCGAAACGGAGAGCGCAAAGACCGTGCTTGCGATGTGCGCGGCTTCCTGCTGGGGAAACCCGGAGCTTGGCGCGTATATCTCCACATTCAACTCAACATACGTTGGCATGGAGAAAACTGCGGCGTTCTACAACTCGCTGCCGTATATCGTGGACGAGCTCCAGATCGTGGACAGCCGCCGCGAAATGGACAACACCATCTACATGCTGACGGAGGGCTGCGGGCGCACGCGCGGCAACAAAATGGGCGGTATCGACAATACGTCCGAGTGGCGTAACTGCGTGATATCCACCGGAGAACGCCCGATAAATTCCAGCCGTTCCGGCGGCGGCTCAGTCAACCGCGTTATCGAGATAGAGTGCAAGGACAAGTTCTTCGGGGACGACAGCCGCCCGGAGTTTGACAGCCCGCGTGACGTCGCAAATTTCGTGAAATCCGTCTACGGATTCTTCGGGCAGATGTTCGTTAACGAAATCATGTCCGAGGGCGTTATGGAGCGCCTGGAGGAGAAATTCAAGGCGTTTTCGGACGAGCTTGTCAGACAGTACAACATCGCGCAGAAGCAGGCGCAGTCCGGCGCGCTTATACTCACCGCCGACTGGCTGATAACCGAGAATTATCTTGACGGACCTGCGCTGACTGCCGCTGACATTGCGCCCTATCTCAAATCCAAGGACGATGTGAGCGTGAATAAGCGTGCTTACGAGTATGTCTGCGAGTACATCACGCAGAACCAGAACAAGTTCGGACTGACCGAGAAAAACATGGAGGTCTGGGGCGAATTCTGCGATGACACCGTGTACATAATCAAGCTGAAATTCGAACAGATATGCAGCGAGGGCGGATTCAACCCCGCTTCCCTGCTGTCCTGGCTGGCTGACCGTCAGCTTATTCGCAGAACTGTCAAAGACCGCTTTACAGTGTTGAAGCGTATCGGAACCGTCCCAACCCGCTGCGTTCATTTGAAACTCATCAGCGAAAATGCCGATGAAGCTGATAACAGCGCCGTTGACGAGTATCCGGACTTCTGATTTCAAGATAATGCACAGGTGAGAATGTAACCGGTGTAACCGGTAAACGGAGATACAGCTTATATGTTTTATATTTTTCATTCACGTTTGTTTGAATATGAAATTAAAATATTTTCTTACGCGTGTAGAGAAAACCACGGTTACACCGGTTACACCGGTTACGCCCCGCCTGAACCCGCATTATTAAGCCACATAAGCCGTAACCGGTATGTGAACGCGTTCGGTTACAGGTGGTTACGCGACACATAAACGGAGGTGCATATGACAGGAAATGACATATTCGAACTTGCGCGGACGCGTCAGGCGCTCCCAGAGGACGCGCGGCTATCCGCACAGGCTCTCTACACAACAGCGCGGAACATCTACAAGGCGTTCAGCATGAAAATCATCACCGCAGACCAGGCGAAGCGCGAAAAGGCGCAGGCACTCCGCGACTATGACGCATGGGAACGCGGCGAAGCGATAGCCCACGACTATTTCAGGCGCACGGTAGCGCTGCAGCAGGTGTACACGAACGCGGTCAAGGGCGAATGCGAGAACTGCAAGAAGATGTTCGGCATTATGACGGGGTTAATTCCACCCCAGAACGGAGGTAATACATGAGCAAACCCAAGTACGACTATTCTGCGGTAGTCGCGGCGTACAAAGCGGACCCGACTATCGCGGACACACTTCCGGACACACTCCGCACACTGCTGCAGCTTCGTTACATCGAGAATATGCAGTGGAGCGACGTTGCGGAAGCAATGAATTACTGCATAGAGAACATTTACCGCCTGCGCCCCATCGCGCTGGGCAGACTGGAGGGTATCATCAATGGCAAGTGAGAACGACAACAAGCCTGTAAAACGCAAACGTCCCGGCGCGGGTAATCACAAGCCTGCCGTGAATATCGACACAACGAAACTCCCGGCAGACACCATGAGCGCTATTGTGGCCGAATGTTCTCGCGATTTCAAGCAGCCTATCGTAAAGTCTGACGAAGAATGTGTAGAACGCCTCGCTGATTTCTTCATGTATTACGCCCAGAACGGCGGATTGCCCACAGTTGAGAAAATGTGCCTGTCATTAGGCGCCGATATAAATACAGTTTTGGACTGGGGACATGGGACTAAAGGCGACACGCGTGCAGGAATCATAAAAAGGGCGAAGAACATTTTAGCCGCTATTGACGCGGATTTGGTGTTAAAAGGCATGATAAATCCGGTGGCATATATCTTCCGTGCGAAGAACTACTACGGCATGAAAGACCAGCAGGACGTTGTGGTGCAGGCGAAGAACATCTTCGGTGCTGACGTGGACAGGCAGGAAATAGAACGCCGACTATCCGAGGAAGTAGTTATCGAGGACAGCACAGAGGACACGAAAACAGAATAGCGCGTATTTGCGTGGGAATTGCCCCTAGGACGCACGTTTGTGTTCTGGGGGTATAGTTTTATGCCTTGCGACTATTCGTTGCGTACAGAGCCGCACGGGTGTCTTAAAACGCAAATGTGCTTGCGGCTACCATGTGCGGAGATAATATGAGATATACTATATCTTCTCTTTTCCTTTCTATCTACATTATTATAATATATATGCTTCTCACACGGCATGCGACTATTGCCGACTATTTCACGACTATTCGCCGACTATTCCGCGACTGCCCTGCGACTATTCCGGGCATGCGCAGGGAGCCGTGCGGGAATTTGCGTACAGTTCCGGAGAGGGCGTGCCGCTTGTCTGGGTGGCAGATCTGGCAGCAGGAACGCCGGGCGGCGCTGGCTCGGAGGGCAGCAGGCAGCGCCGAGGATCTGCGAGCACGGGCGAGAACGCGGGCGGCCGTATCAAGGCGGTGCGGGGAATGCCTCTATTTGCGCCGGAATTGCCCTTTAAACGCACGTTTGCGCTTTAGGAGTATACTGTATGCCCTCAATATAAACACGCCGTATACGCACGATTTCGGGGGTGTTTCGCGGCGGTGCAGAAAATCGCCCCGGAAAACGCGGGCGCACTCCACCGAGCCGGAGGCAGAGAAAAGCCCCGGCAGGCTTCGAGCCTATCGGGGCGGGTGTTCATTTGGAGTTTTTCGCCGCGTCAATGAGTATCAAGAACGGCATGAGCAGGATATAAAGCAGCATCAAGCGCCCTCCACCTCCTCGCGTTCTATCTCCTCACGCTCCCAATCTTCGGGGGCGTGGGGCTGGAGGGTGACAACGCCGCCGCGCGCTATGCGTTCAATATCGCGCGTGTCGAGAGTATAGCAGACATCAAGGCGGATATTGTGCAGGGTGTATGCCTCAATGCCGCCGTACGGGACGAGCGCCCACGGCTCGCCGATTAAGTAGGTGTCACGCTCCTCACACGCCCAGAGGATATTTACAAGCGTGCTTTCGGTGGTGTCGTCGTAGCGGTCGCGGTGGAGCTTGAGCGCTCCGGCGTTAAGTTCGATTGCGGTCATGCTATCACCTCCCCTGATCCGCGAGCTGGTCGGCGGTGAGTTCTGCGAGGTTGTCCAGGAGTTCCAGCGCGTACGCCTTAACACCGCGCGCCCATGCGCTGCGGGCGGGCTTGTCCTCGATTACTGTAGAAGCTGCGTTGATTATTTCTTTAGCATTCATGGTATATACTCCATTTCTCCGAGGCTTCAGCCCCTCGGCGGCTTGTTTTTCGTTTGTGATTGTATTATAGCACGAATTCGGGCTATTGTCAATACGTCTTCGGGCTATTTCAGCCCGATTTCGTATATTTATTCAGAATAACGGAAATTCAAGATTTTGCGGTATGCTGTTTTGTGCAAAATCACAACGAAATCAGCAGGAGCGCCGCCCCCGGTGCAGGAGTACTATATAAAAGGGAAACAGGAACCCGCCGCGCTGGTCCTCGTCACACCTCGCAGGAGCGGCACGCGCCCCGCCCACCTGCCGCCGCCCTCCAGATCCGGAGCACCTGCACCGCCGGAGGGGTACCCCGGGGGTGTGCCAGGGCGGCCCGGGGAGGGTATCTCTTAACCCCTCGAATAAAATTTTTTCAAAAAACACTTGACTTTCGCCCGAAATCGTGCTATAATTTAGAAAACGCAAGGAGGGGTTCGAAATGACATCTAAGGAAGCGATTAAAACCGCAATGGCGTGTAAACGGGTTACGCAAGACAAGCTTGCAAGCATGATGGGATATTGTACTTCATCGGGCATTCGCAACAGACTTGACAGCAAGATTTCTTGTGACCTGCTCATTCAAATGCTCGACTGCCTCGATTACGAAGTAGTAGTCCAGCCGAAAACGTCAGGAAAGCGCAAGGAAGGCTCGATAGTCCTCGAACCGTCCGGGCTTCCTGACGGGCGTGGGAAGAAGCAGAAGAAGGAGGCTGATGAAACGTGAGCACCAAGGAAATGATCTACAACATGATAGACGGTTTCAGCGAGGAACAGCTGGTGCAGGTGTGCGCTCTGCTGTCAAGCGTGAAGAAAATGCTTAACGAAGAAGCGGAGGACGACGCATTCTGCCAGAAAATGCTTGATGATTACCGGAGCGACGCTGACCCGCATAAGCACGACAGTGTAACACTCGATGAATTTGCAAAGGAGCTCGGAATAAACCTTGACGAATTATAAAATCATCATTGAGAAGCCTGCTGCAAAGTTCATCAGGAAACAACCGGCAGACCAGCAAAAACGGATATTAAAGGCGATATCCATGCTCCCGGAAAAAGGCGATATAAAACAGATGAAAGGTGAAGCAGGACATTTCCGGCTCCGCGTTGGCGATTATCGTCTGATATATCGGGTCGAGCACGATGTTCTCACTGTCGTAATCATGGACGCAGGAAACCGGGGACAGATATACAAGTGAGGAAGTGAGGTGAACCAACCATGAGATTACTCTATATCCTGCTAATGCCGTTCCTGATACTCATTCAGGCAGCAAAAGGAAAGAGGTGAGCTGACGTGATCTACGGCTATTGCCGTGTATCCAGCAAGGGACAGCAGCGCTACGGCACGTCTCTTGAGGAACAGAAAAGGCAGATACTTAGCAGCTATCCCGGGGCGCGGATAGTGCAGGAAGCCTATTCCGGCGCAAAGGAACGTCCGCTGTTCGACGAGCTTGTCGGTAAGCTCCAGCGCGGCGATACGCTGGTAGTCTGCAAGCTGGACAGATTTGCACGCTCTGTTCAGCACGGGCTGAACTACATCACCACGCTGCTTGACCGGGGCGTGAAGGTCCACATCATGAACATGGGATTGGTGGAAGATACTCCGATGGGCAGGCTGATAGTCACGAATCTGCTTGCATTCGCGGAGTTCGAGCGCGCCACCATTCTTGAGCGCACCCAGGCAGGCAAGGAAGCCGCTGCCGCCGCTGACCCGAACTGGAGAGTAGGCAGACCGCGCAAGGATATTCCCGAGGACGTGTTCCGCAGGCTTGCCGCCGGGGAACTCACCTATAAAGCCGCCGCAAGGGAAGCCGGAGTGGCGTTGAGCACGTTCCAGAACAGATATGCGGAATGGAAGCAGACCGCGTAACTGTATTCTTTCGCGAAAACCCTTGACAGCCCAGGAAATCCGTGCTATAATCAGAACAACAGAATATTTTCAGAGCCTTTGAGCCACTTTTGACCTTTACGGTCGAGGTGGCTCTTTTTTTGTTTTCAGGAGGAAATGTGGAAACATCGGAGCTTATCAGGCGTGCTTCCAATCGGGATATCAGCACATACGATAATCTGTCGCTGTATTTCGATACCGTCCGGCTGGAAACGGACTTTGAAAAGGCACGTCCGCATTACGAACGCATATACGACATCGCGGCGCAGCAGAAAGTGAAATTCGCGCTGTCAGACCAGCAGACCGCTATAAAGTTCTATGAACTTGCGAAAAAGGCGGCGCTCATGCTGGCACCGCGCCTGTTCCATTACTATCTTCTCTATGTGGAGTGGGACAGGGAGCCGCAGAAGAAGTTCTATGTGCCGAGAATGAATGTGCTGAAACCTGTTGTCGATGATTTGCAGGATTTAGCGGACGGCAGAATCGAACTGCTGACGATATCTCTTCCACCAAGAGTAGGGAAACTCGTGTCTGACGATACGCCAGTTCTCACCAAGGTCGGCTGGAAAAAGCACGGCGATTTGAAGATAGGCGATTATGTCATATCTCCAAACGGCGAGTTTGTCAGAGTGAATTATGTGTTCCCCAAGGATTATGCTGATACCCGCGTCAAGTTCACTGACGGCACTTATGTTGATGTTCACGAAAATCACGAGTGGGTGGTTTTCAGCCGACATAAGCAGAGATATTGCGTGATGGAAACGAAGGCAATGTTTCGTGATTTTGAGGGCGGTGTTCCGAACACGAGAAGCCACAGGTATTTTTATCTGCTTCCGCCAAAATACCCGGAAATCGGCGAATACAAGAAACTTCCGGTCGAGCCATACACATTAGGCGCTTGGCTGGGCGATGGAAGAAACAGCAACCCTGATATCTGCGGTGATAAATCAGACAGTGCTATTATTGAAAGAGTAATCGCAGACGGATATCCGATATCATGGCATGCCACACACAAGGACACAGGCGTTGAATACTACGGTTTCAAATCGCTGCGTGCTCCATTGCAATCTCTAGGTATGTGCCATAGCAGACGGAGAGTGGAAAAGCATATTCCGGAAGAATATCTGACCGCAAGTTTCGACCAGCGGCTATGGTTACTTGCCGGATTGCTTGATACAGACGGTTGCTTGGTGACAAAAGAACACAGGTTTCATTTTACAACAGCTGAGCCTGCATTGAGAGATAGCTTTATATCATTGATATCAACATTTGGCTGGAGGTGCTCGGTTAAGAAAGAGCAGCCGAGATTGTCAAGCAGCGGCATTCAAGGAAGACACACCTATTGGGTGATTTCTTTCAACCCGACGTGCTTTATTCCATGCCAGCTTGAAAGGAAACAGCTCCGAGAATTTTCTCCACAGAGAAGAATTGCTATAAGCGGTTTCGAGAAGATAGCGCCTAAACAGGGCAATTGCATTTCCGTTGACGGCGGTGTATACTGCGTGGGCAAACGTCTTATTCCAACTCACAACAGTACTCTCGGAATCTTTTATGTCACATGGCTGATGGGGCGCGAGCCGGACAAGGCGAATGTAATGTCCGGGCACTCCGACAAGCTGACAAAGGGCTTCTTCAAAGAATGCCTTGATATTCTTAGCGACCCGGACTATCTCTGGCATGACGTATTCCCGAAAGCAAAGGTCGTTGCGGTGTCCTCGGAGGACGAGAGTATTTCAGTCAACCACAAGCGGCGCTTTCCTACCCTGACATGCCGTTCCGTAACTGGTACGCTGACAGGTGCGGTGGAAGTCGGAAATCTGCTTTATGTGGACGATATCATCGAGGACTTGGAGGAAGCGCTCAATCCGCAGCGTTTGCAGAACAAGTACGACGCTTATCTGAATCAGCTGAAAGACCGTAAGAAAGACGGCGCGCGGGAACTCCACATCGGTACGCGATGGGCGGTCGGAGATGTTATCGGACGTTTGCAGCAGCAGTACGGCGATGACCCGAAAGCAAGATTCACGGTCATTCCGGCGCTGAACGAGAACGGCGAAAGCAACTTCGATTATCCGTATGGGCTGGGATTTTCGACCGCTTACTATCAGGACATGAAAGCGAGTATCGACCCCTGCACATGGTCCTGCAAGTACATGGGCGACCCGTATGTCCGCGAGGGTCTGCTTTTCGAGCGTGACGAGCTGAACTACTACAACGGCGTGCTCCCGGACGGCGAATGCGATATCATGTCTGTGGTGGACGTTGCATGGGGCGGTGGGGACAGCCTTTCCGCGCCGATAATCTACTGGTTCGGCGATACCGGGTATGTGCATGACTGGGTGTTCTCCACCGGGGATAAGTCGGTCACACAACCGCTTGTCTGCGCGGCTTATGCCCGCAATAATGTTGCGAGGGCGCGTTTTGAAGCGAATGTCGGCGGCACGGAGTACGCGGAGGAAATCGACAAGTCCCTGCGCGAGCGAAATTACAAGATGTCGATTCAGAGCCAGAGAGCTTCCACGAAATCCAGCAAGATGGACAGGATAGTGCGCTGGAGTTCGGATATAAAGTCGCGGCTGGTGTTCCGTTCTGACAAGGCGCGGGGCGAGATGTACGACAAGGCGATGAACGAACTCTGCCGTATTTCCGTTGAAGCAAAGAAACAGCACGACGACGCGCCGGACAGCCTTGCGATGGCGATGGACTATCGCGACAATGGCTTGTGTTCAGTCAAAGTGATAGAACGGCGGTGGTAGCATGACGAAATTCCTGCTTCTGAACGGAAAACTCACCGGGAAAAAGCCGAAATTCTACTGTGCGCTCCATAAGTGCGGTATCAACGGCGGCTGCATGAAACGGCGCTGCCCGAAGTGCAGGCATTTCAGGACGCTGTCTGATGAACTGGCGCATTCTATCATGGTTTCATTGCCGAGACGATAATTCACGTTCATTTTCGCGGAAACGCGGATTTGATATATCAGGGCTGGCGGCTTGTGTGTTCACCGCCTGCTCTGCCCTTCCTCCTGGCGCAGTCGTGCAACAGTGCGGCTGCGTAAGGTTTGGAATTTCAATATAGCAAGGTGGAGAAGCGGTCTATCTCGCCAGCCTCATTAGCTGGAATCCGTGGGTTCGAATCCCGCCCTTGCAACCACAAAAAGAATACAGTTACAAACAGGAAAATATGTGATATAATGGAGAAAAGGAGGGCGGGAATGCTGACGTTTATCAAAATCTGCTGTCCGGTATGCGGAAAGCGGCTGTTTGACGCCGATGTTTCCGCTTCCGGAGTAATATTCGCTTACTGCAAGCGCTGCAAGGCAGGACAGCTTGTTGAACTGAAAGGAAAGGCATGACGGAAAACTACAATTACGGCAGGCGGTGTATCTACACTTCCGAGCGGAATTTCACGGCTGAGAACGTGAAACAGATAGTTGACCGCGCCATGTCAGTGCATAACGCGAATGTCTGCGATATCCAGCGGCTGTATAACTACTACCGCGGGCGCATGGACATTCTCGACCGCACAAAGGAAGTACGGCCAGAGATAAACAATAAGGTCGTAATAAACCATGCCGCCGAGATAACCAATTTCAAGACCGGCTTCACGTTCGGCGAGCCGGTGCAGTACGTTTACCGGGGCAAGGATACCCTCGATGACGCCAACAACAGAGCGGACGATGAGAGCCTTGCGGCGCTGAACAAGCTGATGTACAAGATGGGAAAGTCCAGCCGGGACAGAGAACTTGCGCAGTGGCTTTTCATCTGCGGAGTGGCACAGCGTATCACGCTGTATGAGGGCAAGGAACTGCATACATATGTGTGCGACCCGCGCTGCACGTTCACAATACGCGCGAACGACTTCACCAAACGCGTGCTGCTGTCAGTTATCTACAGCACGGACGACATGATAGACGATATCACCGATATCCCGAAGAAGAAGTACACGATTTATTCCGACAGCCACTGCTGGCAGTTCGAAGATAACGTGCTTGTCGGCGAATCCGAAATAGTGTTCAATCCTGTCACGGAATACTGGGCGAATCCCACGCGGCAGGGCTGCTTCGAAACAGTCCTCGGGATAATCGACGAACTGAACAACATCGCTTCCAACCGCGCGGACGGTATCGAACAGCAGATACAGTCGCTGACGTGGTTCAACAACGTGGAGATAGACGAGGAACAGTTCGCGGAGCTTGCCGCCAAGGGCGGTATCTGCACAAAATCCGCGCCGAATATGCCTGCAAGCATTCAGATGCTGCAGAACGTACTCGACCAGACACAGACGCAGACCTACGCCGACGACCTCTATCAGAAAATGCTCCAGATAGCCGCCGTTCCCGACCGCAAGGCTTCGGCAGGCGGCAACACCGGACAGGCTCTCATTATCGGCGAGGGCTGGACGCAGGCGGAAGCCGCGGCGAAGTCGTTTGAGCAGTCGTTTGACGAAAGCGAAAAAGCGTTCGTTGAAAACGTGCTGAAAATCATCAGGACGGTCACAACATCGTCAACGGTGCCTGCGGATTTCGCAGACCTCACCGTTGACGATATCGACATAAAGTTCACGCGCAACAAGACCGATAATCTGCTTACCAAGACACAGGGCTTGCAGAATCAGCTTGAAGCCGGAATACACCCGCGTATCGCTATCGAAAACTGCGGACTGTATTCCGACCCGCAGCAGGTCTATGTTGAGAGCGTGGAGTATCTCGAAAAGTGGAAGAACCAGAGCGAACAGGATAAGGCGGCGGTCATGAATAATGCTGATTCCGGCGCTCCTGACGAGTTTGACGAGATATTCAGAAAGCTGACTGCAAAGGGCGGTGCGGACGATGGCGAAAGCGAATAGTCTCGCCGCTGTTGACCAGCTCAACATAATCTTTTTCGGGGAGATGGACATAACCTCTGCGGAAAAGCGCCTTCGGGTAGTCATGGCGGCTGCATTACAGCGAATACTGCTCAGATACTACGACACCATTCAACGTTCATTGGCATATTCTCCTTTCCAGCTTGACAGCGCCGCCCTTTATGCGGCGGCTGCTGCCGAGTTCGCACGGAGTTACATTGAACTGTTCAACAGATATTACCCGCAGTACCTCGAAACGCTGGGCGCAGAGGGCGTGGGGAATGCTTCGGCGTGGGTCAGAAATCACGCCACGGAATTATCTATGCAGATACTTGACACAACGGTCGGCGGCTGCGATATCCCACTTTACGACCGCATGCTGAACACCGCGCGGACGGAAGTCAACGCGATGTGCAACCTGGCGCAGATGGACGCGGCGCTCAGCCGGGGATTCACCCGCAAGCGCTGGAAAACGTTCGGGGACAGCAAGGTGCGGCGCACTCACCGGGAAGCTTCCGGGCAGACCGTACCGATAGACCAGCCGTTTATTATCGGCGGATATCAGATGATGTTCCCATGCGATGGTTCACTTGGCGCGGGCGTATCAGAAATTGCCAACTGCCGCTGCACGGTGCAGTACTTATAATTTAATATTTTCAGAGCCATTGAGCCGTTTCACCTTTAGGGGTGGAGCGGCTCTTTTGCTATATATGCACAAAAATTCGCCGCCGCAGCGTTACGCGGTGTTATCAGGAGGTAAAAGCGATGACAAGACAGGAACTCAAAGACTTAATGCCCGACATCACGGACGAGCAGATTTCAGCTATCCTTGCAAAGCACCACGAGGAAATCAACGCCAAGACAAAGGCGGCTGAGGACAAGTTCAGCGCTTACAAGGACAAGGCGGACAAGTACGACCAGGAACAGGCAGACAAGCTTTCCGAGCAGGAAAAGTACCAGAAGCTCATGGAGGAAGCCGCACAGATAAAGGCTGAAAACACGCGTCTGCTGAACCGCACCAAGGTGCAGGAAAAGTTCGTCAAGGCAGGAATCAAGGAGGAGTGCTATTCCCCGCTGCTGGACAGCATTGTGTCCGACGATGAGGGAAAGTCGCTTGCATTCGCTGACAGCCTCATAAGCTCTTTTTCCGCAAACGCGGCGGCTGCTGCCGAAGCTGCAAAGCAGGCGGCAATGCAGACCCCCGCACCGAACCCCGGCGCGATAGGCAATGCCGCCAGCGCGCAGGAACAGTACAACAAGGCGGTGCAGAACGGCTCTATCGTTGACATCATCAAGGCTGCGGACGCTGTTCATAACGCCAGGAACATTCCCACAGACTAACGGAGGTAATAATGGCAACAGGCATGAATTTCGATCTGGTGTCTTACTCCGGTGCGCTTTACACCAAGAGTATCACCACCACACCTTTTCTCAACCTCATCGGTGCGCCCGAGACCACCAATGCAGTTGATTTTTCCGTAAATCAGGAGTACGCGCTCGGCACTCCCTCTCAGCCCAAGATTTCTGAGAGCGATTCGCTGACCGCACCCGAAGCGGCTAACGTTACCCGTTCCCAGGAAACAAACGTAACTCAGATTTTCCAGGAATCCATTGCGATTTCCTATGCGCGTGAGAGCAATATGGGTCAGCTTTCCGGCGTGAACGTTGCGGGGCAGGTTGAGAACCCCACGTCTGAACTTCAGTTCCAGACCGCCGCTACCATGCAGAAGATTCGCAACGACATCGAGTACACCTGCATTAACGGCAAGTACCACAAGTCCACCGGCAACACTGACGCGAACCAGACCAGAGGTATTCTGGAAGCTATCGTCACCAACGCCGTCAAGGAGACCGCAGCGGTATCTTCTTCCACCGTCCGCTCCGTGCTTAAGAGCTTCTTCAAGAAGCTGTATGACGCGAACACCGACATCGATGGCTATCTGCTGCTTATCAACTCTGATATCAAGGCGGCTATTTCCGAAGCTTACGAGGGCAGCGGCTATTTCATGCCCGGCGTAACAGAGGCTGGCATCGACATTCAGAAGCTGATGACCGATTTCGGCACAATCAGAATTGCGCTTTCCAGAACAATGCCGCAGGATACTGCGCTGTGTTTCAACTCTGCTGCCGTTCATCTGGTGGAGCAGCCCACTCCCGGCAAGGGTAACTTCTTCCGTGAACCGCTCGATAAAACCGGCGCGGCATGGAAGTATCAGATTTTCGGACAGGCTGGTCTGGATCACGGCTTCGAGAAGCTGCACGGCAAGCTCACATTCGGTGCGACATGATAGTACATCAGGGTGACAACGCCCGTATCGTGATGACCTGCGGGAAGGTCATTGCGGAGTTTGAGAACGGCATAGCTGATGTCAGCAAAGACACAGCTGCTGTTCTCGGCTCGATGGGCTATGAGGTTGAAAGAACGGAGGGCGGCAATGACGCAGACAGAAAAGCTGAAAATCCGCCTGCCGGAGATAAGCGACGCAGAAGCGGAAAGTTATCTTGACACCGCGAAAGCCGCTATCATGGCACGGCGCTATCCGTTCGAGGATTTCCCGAACGAACTTGAAAGCAGATACCTCGATTTACAGCTTCGCATAGCCGCTGACCTCTACGCAAAGGCGGGCGCTGAGGGAGAAACTTCCCACAGCGAGAACGGCGTGAGCCGTGCGTATTCCAATGCGTGGGTGTCGGAGGAACTTCTTTCGGAAGTCACGCCGAAAGGCAGGGTGCTGTAATGAGGGATTTGAAGCGCAACCAGATTTCAGTTGAATACGCGCTGTATCTGGGGAACGCGGAGCTTACTGACGGCAACGGCTGTGCTACTGGCGAATTTGCACCGAAATACGGCGACAAAACGGCGCTGATGATTTCAGTTTCCTCCAACAAGGGGGATTATTCCCAGCAGCAGTTCGGCAATCTGCTGGACTACGACCGCACGATGATAACCCACGACACCAGATGTCCGATCAACGAAAATTCACTTGTGTATATCGGCACGGAGCAGTATATCGTCAAGGCGGTCGCAAAGAGCCTGAATGCCGTTCAGTATGCGATAAAGAGGGTGCAGATAGATGAAACGGATAACGGTTAAACTGTCTGCTTCCGGCGTGCGCGAAGCGGTGAGGGAGCTTGCGGAATACCGCGCAAATCTCGAACGAAACGCGCAAGAACTTGTGCGGCAGCTTGCGGATATCGGTGCGAACATTGCGCTGGTGGAAGCAGGCGGCATTCACATGACGGGTGCTTTGCAGAACGGTATTCACAGCGAATACGGCGGTAATACCGGATTTGTGAAGTGCACATGCGGCTATGCCGCTTATGTGGAGTTCGGCACAGGCATTAAGGGCTCACGAAGCCCCCACCCTGACCCGGCGATACTCGGCTGGTCCTATGACGTAAACGGTCACGGGGAGCTCGGCTGGTGGTATCCGTCCGGCGACGGGGACACAAATCCCACACGAAAACGGCTGAAAGACGGCACCTATGTCGCATGGACAAAGGGCATGCCGTCCAGACCGTTCATGTACAATACGGCGCAGCAGCTGAGAGCGCTGGTGATTCCGACAGCAAAGGGAGTGTTCACATGATTGACATTGAAAGCACGGTGTTTGACTATGTGGCGACCGCCCTGCGCGAGGAATACAAGGGCATTTCAGTTGTGAGCACGTCAAGCGACACCCCGGCGAAATTCCCGGCGGTGTGCTTATGGGAACAGGACAACAGCTGCTACGCTCCCTCGCAGACGGCTGAATGCAGGGAAAACCACGCGCAGCTTATGTACCAGTGCGAGGTTTACTCCAACAGGCAGAGCGGCAAAAAGGCGCAGGCGCGGGAGATAGCGGCTTTTGTTGACAAGAAAATGCAGGAATTAGGCTTTATCCGGACTTTCGGACAGCCTGTCCCGAATGTAGCTGATATGACGATATATCGCTATACAATGCGGTTTTCGGGCATTATCGGCAGAGATAATATAGTTTATACTTCATAGGAGGTTCATCATGAAGAGAGGAATATCCATCATCTCGGCTGGTGCGCAGGTCGGATATGCGGTCGAAACCGCTGCAGGCACCATGCCTACATCAGCAAAGATGATTCCGGATATCAAGGAGATACCCGACCTTAATCCGCAGCCGGAAATGCTGGAGACCACAGACCTTTCCTGCACGGAAACCAAAACGTTCATTCCCGGTCTGAAAGACCTGTCGAACGCTTCTTCCTATACAGCGAATTTCACTTCCCTGCTCAAAAAGGAATGGGCTAAGCTGGTAGAAGCTTCTGCGACCGCAGAGGCAGATGGCAAGGCGACATGGTTCTTTATTCAGCTTAAGAACGGAGATACAGTGGCGTTCACGGGTAAGCCCACACAGCTGGGTCTGCCCGGCGCAGGCGTTAACTCGGTGGTCGAGATAAACTGCTACATAACGCCCACCGGCGAGCCCAAGTGGATTGAAGAAACCATCACATTCACAGAGCCGACAGACGAGTAATACACATCACAGGAGGAAAACAAAATGGCAAAGGCACTCACTATCAGTTACAATGGCAAGACTTACAAGGCGGAATTTGACCGCGCGACCGCAAAGGCGTATGCAATGACCGGAAATAAGCCCACAGATGTATTCGATAATCCGTTTGTGGCGCTGGCTCCGTTTATTCACTGCGCTTTCAAGAAGCACCAGCCCGCCATCTCTGAGAAGAAGGCAATGGAGATATACGACGCCCTCGGTCAGAGCAAGAAGCAGCTTTTCCGCGAAAAGCTCATCAACAGCTACGTTGACGCTATAAAGGACCTTGTGGGCGACCCTGAGGCCACTGACGGTGACGAGGGAAACGCAATCTGGGAGAACGAGGACGAGGACTAATATCTCCCGAAGAAATAGTCAAGCAGCTTGACGAAAAGTGCATATTGTGCATGTCGCTCGGCATGAGCTACACGGATTACTGGGAGGGCGAAAACTGCCTTCCCAGCTTTTTTATTCAAGCTTACAACAAGCGGCGCAAACGCGAACTGGAAGAACAGAATTTCAGCGCGTGGCTGAATGGATTGTACTGCAAGAATGCATTCGAGGTGGTTCTCTCAAACGCTTTCGCCAAGCAAGGAAGTCCTCGGGCGGAATATCCGGGCAAGCCTATGGAGATATTCCCGCGTGAAATGACGGAAAAGGAAAAACTTGAGGAGCAGGAACGCGCCGAGCTGGCGGCCGAAATTGCTCTTGACAACTTTGTCGCAGCTCTTGGCGGCAAGAGAAAGGAGCAGAAATAATGGCAGAAGCAACGATTGACGAACTCCAGATAGAGATAGAAGCCGATGGAGCGGACGCGGCGCAGAGCCTTGAAAAGCTCCAGCAAACACTTGAACGGTTGCTTTCTCCGGTGCAGGCGCTCACTACCGGAAATGGTTTGAACAAGCTCACAAAGCAGCTGGAGAAGCTTGCAGAAGCTGGGCGTTCTATCTCCAGTCTGTCCGGGCTGGACAAGATAACGCAGGCCGCGAATGCGCTGAAATCCCTTGACACGCTGACCGGAGCTCCGAAAGTGAACAGCTACGTCAACGCAATAAACAAACTTTCGCAGGCTTCCGGAGCAGTCCAGGCGATAGCGGCGTTCCCGGACGTATCTGCGCAGCTTTCTTCGCTCACGAATGCGCTGAACAGTCTGCGCAGCATTCAGGATATCCGGCTTACGCCGCTCATTAACAGCCTGTCACGACTTCCGGCGGTGGTTCAGGCTATAAATTCAATGCCCGCGATAGACACATCGCGCATTGAAATGCTGAACTCGGCGATGGCGGCATTCCGGACGGAAAACGCAACAGCGATACGTCAGCTTGCGAATGCGCTGAACAGACTGCCTACGGTGGCACAGCGTATCAACCAGATTGATTTCACGCAGTTCTCAAACAGCATTCGACAGCTTACAACAACGCTTGAACCGCTCATGCAGAGGGCTGAACAAGCGGCACAGGGGCTTGCTGCTCTTGCACAGGTAATGCAGGCGGCAAGCCGTCAGTCCAACAACAACGGCGGCTTCGGCGGGCTGGGGCGCACTCTCGGCTCGCTGTCCACAAGGTCGCTGATTTCGTGGGCTTCGCTTATGAAGCTTAAGAAAGTCCTCGGCGAATGTTTCAACGTTTCCGCGCAGTATGTTGAAAACCTCAACCTGTTCAACGTCACAATGGGGAAATCTGCGTCCAGCGCGTTTGAATTTGCGGAAGCAGTCAACGCGGCGCTCGGCGTTGATACCTCGGACTGGATAAGATATCAGGGATTCTTCCAGTCTGTCGGCAAGGGCTTTGGCGTAGTCTCTGACAAGGCAGACCTCATGTCCAAAAATCTGACCCAGCTGTCTTATGATATTTCTTCGTTCTACAACATCAGCACGGAGGAAGCTTATAATAAGGTGCAGTCGGGCTTTGCCGGGGAACTGGAGCCCCTGCGGCGCCTCGGATTTGCGCTTGATGAAGCAACGCTGAAACAGCTTGCATACAGCAAGGGCATAACCCAGACCTACGAAAGCATGACGCAGGCTCAGAAAGCACAGCTCCGCTATGTGGCGATGATAGAGCAGGCAAAAGGCATCGGCGTTACCGGAGATATGAGCCGCACTATCGACACTGCTTCCAACGGCGTGCGCGTTCTGGAAGCGCGTATTCAGCAGTTCACCCGCGCGCTCGGAAATATGCTCATGCCTGTGCTGTCGGCGCTCCTGCCATATTTCACGGCGTTTGTGCAGGTGCTGACCGAAGCGGCAAACGGTATCGCAAATTTCCTCGGCTTTGAGCTGCCAAAAATCGACCTCAGCGGCGTTTCCAACGGCTATGACGATATCGCGGGCGCGGCTGACGAAGCAACGGCGGCAACGGAAAAATTCAAAGGTTCGCTGGCTGGAGTTGACCAGCTCAATATCATCGGTTCGCATACGAATAAGAGCGGTTCGGGCACCGGGTACTCCACTGACCTTGATATCGAGCTTCCCACATATGACTTCCTTAACGGCGTTGAAAGTAAGACAAAGGAAATCGCGGAGAATATCAGGAATTGGTTCAAGGAAGCGCTGCCGTGGATTGAGGCGGTGGGAGCGGCTATCGGCGGAGTTTTTGTCGGGTCAAAAATAATCGGCTTCATCACAAACCTGCGCAGGGTCGGCGACGCTATAAAAACACTTGTTTCGCAGATAGGCAGCAAGGCTGCTAGCGGACTTTTCGGCTTTGTCGGAGGGCTCGCGGCTGGCGCTTCTTCGGGAGTGCTGCTGTATAACTCCCTGAAAAATCTCATCAAGGGAACTGGAAACCTTGCGAATAACTGGACGCAGCTTGCAGCTGGAATAGGGATCGCGGGAGGCGCTATAGCGGCGTTTGTGGCATTCAGCAATCCAGTGGGTGCAATCGTGACTGCTGTGCTCGCTCTCGGCGGTGCTATTCTCGGTGTGAACAGTGCAATAAATGAAACCAACGAGGAAATAGGGAACGCAATATTTTACGCAGACAACGGCGGCATAGCGGTCGACGGCTTTGCAAAATGCTTCACGGGTTTGTTCGATACGGTTTCCTCACGATATCAGGATATCATCACCACATCTGACGCTATCAGAGATAATCAGGAAAAGGCAAGCGGCGCGGCTGATGAAATACTTAACCTTACGGATAAGTACCAGCAACTTGGCGAAGCTATGACACCGGCTGACGCGCAGAAAATCAAGGATAACCTTGACACCATTGGCAGCGCTATCAAGGAAAATCTCGGTTCATACACAAAGGAAATGGTCGATAATCTGAAAACGTCGTTCCATGACCTTGCTGTACAGATGGGGCTTGATGTCGAGGATATGGTCGGTAAATGGTATCTGCTAGAAAATATGGGCAATTCCGCTCTCGCTGGACTGAGAAAGAATGCCGACGAGCTTTCCGCGAAAATCATCAATGGCACTGCGACCGCAGCTGACTATTCGCAGTTCAACGAAACCGTCAAAAAGATGGCTACGGTAGATACTCACACGTCTGAACAGGAATCCTTGAATCGTGCATTTGCAAACATCACTAACGGTAGCATTGATTTTGAAGACGCAAATCAGGTAAAGCAGGCGATAGAAGACATAACCAGTTCAGCCAGCACAGCATATTCAACGATTCAGTCCGCGTGGGACAAGCAGGCTGCTGACCTCAAAAACTGGAAAGATACTCTGATTAACTGGGGTGTTGACATTGAATATGACGAGAAATTCGGCACCGGTGCGTTCGAAAAGCTGTTTTCAGACCAGTCAAAGCTGATTGACGAGGGGTACAAGAAAGAACTCGAAAAAATCGACCTCATGAAAGGGGCTGGTGTCGGCGCGGCGTGGAATCAGGCTGATGAAAAAGTGAGAGCAACATTCGAAGCACAAATTCCTAGCTTTCAAGATTATGCATTGGCTTCCAACCCCTTACTAGCGGATGATGTTATACAGTATTTTTCGCCAGAATACAGGAGTGATTTGGCATATAAAAGCAAGAATGCCAATCGTGAAAGCAGAATTGAAGACCTTAAAAACAACGGTCAGTTCAAAGATGTGTATGACGCGCTGAAAGCCGCTGAGCTTGACGAAAGCAATGAGAATTATTATAAGGAAATAGGCGGCTATATCGTTGAGGGAACCAGCAACGGCGTTATCACTGGGTCTGAAACACTGGAAGCTGCGCTCAGCACTCTTGCAGCAAACGGAATGGAAGCGTTCAAGGACAAGCTGAAAATCCATTCCCCGTCCCTTGTTTTCGAGGAACTCGGCGGATATATTACTGAAGGTCTGGCTCAGGGTATAGAAGACGGCGAATCTGACGTTGATACAGCTATAAAGAATGTTGCCGCAGGAATGGCTTCCAGCATGGCTTCCGGTGCAAAGCCCGGCTATGCATGGGAGGGTGCAAAGGAATCATATAGCAGCAGCCGGAGTTTTGAAGATGTCACATTCACGACCGGGGACACTTACATCACGTTCGAACTTGACGGCGAAGAAATTGAAAGTGCTTCTCAGAAAGTTCAGGGCAGAAGATTTGCTATGTCAAATGGCAGATAACGCTTGACAAAACCCCTCTTTTGTGTTACAATTTGACGCAAGGAGGGGTTGTTTCAATGAAAAAAACAATTTTCGCATTATGTGTATGCACATGTGTGTTGCTTTCGGGGTGCTCTGGGGTTTCGCAAGAGGAATACAATTCGCTTAAAGAACAAAATTCTGATTTAAATTCTCACATAATTGAATTAGAATTGGAAAACAGGCGTTTAGAAAGTGACAATGCTGATTTGCAAGCTGAGAATGGCGACCTTAAAAGTTGGAAATATTATTATGAACATAATGACAAAACGGAGGAAGCCGCACAAGATACAGCGGAAGCCGCCCCGTCTGTGGTTTACGAAGATGAGTTCATATCGTTAAGCTATTGTGGGATAGGAACAGGAGCAAGTTTTCCTTTTGCCGACAAACAATGCATTATTTTTGAGGTTGACAACAAAACTGAAACCACATTTGAGTTTTCCTCTATATCGCTCGCGCTTGATGGGCAAGACATAGGCTATGCTACATGTTATAGTAAAATAACAGCCAAGAGTAATGGCAAAATTTATGTGGTAGCTGACGAACAGTCAAATATTATCGGTAAACACCCTAAAGAAATATCTGGATCCATGGCTGTCAAAGACTTGTTAGACATGGACATTTTCGGAAAAAATGAATGGTGGCATATAATATCATTTTCTGAAATAGAACTTTAGCTATTCACCCCGCCCTGCACAAAAACGCAGGGCGGTTTTTGTATATTTATACAAATTTTGAGAAAAAGGTTGACTTATGTATCCACTTATGTTATGATATATGTGGACACAGAAAAGAGGTGAAGCTAATGTCCCCAAAAACAGGTAGACCGACTGACGACCCTAAAACACTAAGCACTAGAATACGGCTTTCAGAAGAAGATATTAAGCGCCTAGAATATTGTTCCGAAAAAACAGGCTTAACTAAAGCTGAGATTATTCGGCAGGGCATAAAGGAAGTCTACGAAAAACTAAAAAAATAACGGCAACGCCGCACCGTAGGAAGTAAAGCGTTACCGTTACGTGTTTTGAAAGGACAGGAATGCCCAATCTGAAATCTATTATACATCAGAACAGCGTTCCTGTCAAGTGTTTTGAAAGGAATTTGTTATGAACAACACAATTACAGAAGACATGATACTGAATGTATCAGCAAAGGCTGAAAGGCTCGGAACGATAGCGTGGGTAGCTGCGTGCGCGGAGTTTATCCCGGAAAAGCAGGAGAAAATTTACACAGACGTGCTTCTGGGTATCGCGAATTTAAGCGAGCAGCTTGTCAGCGAACTTGACAAGATGGCTGCTACGGCAAGCGGGGTGAGAGCATGAGCGAGTTAATCAAGATAAACAATCAGCAGCTCCCTATCAAGGAATACAACGGTCAGCGCGTAGTAACTTTCAAGGAGATTGACGCGGTTCACAAGAGAACACCCGGAACCGCACATAGAAATTTCAAAGCTAACAGAAACCGCTTTATAGAGGGCGTTGATTGCTTCAGACGAAATTCGTCCGAAGCCAAAAACGAGTTTGGAATTGCCGCGCCAAACGGGCTGATACTTCTCACCGAAAGCGGCTACCTCATGCTTGCGAAATCCTTTAACGACGACCTCGCATGGCAGGTGCAGCGCGAACTGGTGAACAGCTATTTCAGAAGCAAGACCGAGCAGTTTGAGCCCGAACAGCTAACGCTTGAAACCGCCGAATACCACTACTACCCCAAGACATGGCACGGAAGCCCGGTGATAACCGCCGCAGACTTCGCGCACTTCACCGGAATGTCAAAGGAAGCTGTATATCCGTATTTCCACAAGCACCCCAACTTTGATATTTTCCACTATCGCCATCTTAAAAACGCAGAACTTCGCGCTTTCAAGGCTGAAAATCCGAGCATACCGAGGTGCATTGCAGACCTTTACATTATCACGCGTAAGGGCTGCGAGTGTATGCTGAAGTACTTCGGGCTGACGGCGGATATCCCCATACTGGAACAGAAGCAGGAAAAACTTCTGGAGCAGAAGCAGGAAGAACCTGCAATTCAGCCCAGAAAGGCTTTTACTGCCGCAGAATACATCGCTGCGCTTGAAATCCTTAATGATTTAAGGCTTAAATTTAAGAAAGAACTGGAGAGTGAGAATTGCATGTTCCCTAGCACTACCAAGCAGAACCTTGAAGCAGTATGCCGAGCGATGGGACACGTTTCTATACCTTTGATAACAATAGGGCAGAACGATAAAGTGATTTAACAAAATCAGCACCTCGCACAACGCGGGGTGCTTTTCTGCATGAAAATACTGAATAAAAAAGCGCCCGGCAAAAGCAGGGCGCAAAACTTATACATCATCATCGCTGACATCGAAACATAGACTGATAAATCTATTTTTACCTTCTATAAGATTTTTTATTTTCTGGCACAAAAATACGCATTCCCAATCATACCGTGGTTTTATTGCATTCAAATTTTCCGGTTGTTGAAAGCCCAAAACACCGCTATAATATGCGACAAGTTTCTCTTTTTCGCCTGGAGTGGATTTGTCAGCCGCAAAAAGCGAAACATATTCGCAACCAATTATTTCGCAAACATTCTCAATTATAGGAACTATTTTCATCCAAAATATAGCTGCACCTACCGTTGATTTAGCTCCATAGCTTTTCCAAATCTCATCTGCTTCGTAGTTTTTGCAAAAATTCACCAGTTCAATGCACGGATATGTCGAGGTGACATATAAGTGCCTTTGCTTTTCCTCTTTTTGGAGTTTGTTTATTTCTTGAAGCCTTGCCAAGACATACGCCACTGCCATATCATCTTGGCTATCAAAATCAAAATCTCCGTCTTGAACCATCGCTTGAAATGTCTGAGGGTCAACGTCTCCAACATCGTTTTGGGACTTATCAGCCAAAAAATTAAGTTTTGCAACATCTTGTGGGTTTAACCCGTCTTTATTAAATACTTGCCCCGTTTGCAATGAAAAGAACGCTAAAACAGTGCTTTTATAGAGAACGACATAATATAAATCGTGAAAGTCAATTTTATCAACCTCACCGATTATGTAGCGCTTGAGCCTGTCCAACATCTGCTCTGAAACAGCAGTGCGGAAATCATCACGATCTCCGCACGCAAAATCCTGCAATTGGTTTAACAGTTTTTCTTCGCCTTGGTGCACTCTGCGGCACTCCAGATTGAGGACAAATTCATAAAATGTCATTCGCTGCACCTTAATTTCTTGACACGTTCTGCATCGACTTTAATATCATCCGTAGACATTTTATTACTTCCGTTTTCTCCCTCTGGAACTCCAATGCGAGCGTTTTTCCAAGATGTTTCTTCATGTGACATCATGCTAAGGCTCCAAGATTTAGTTTTCGAATAGATGTCGAAAACCTTGTCGATTATTTTCTCTGTAACGCCATCAATATGGCATTGAGGGAAATGGTTAACTTTGTAACGCCATCTTATTTCCGTCATAACAGGCCCGAATTTCCAAGCTTCAAATTCTTCGTTAAAAAGTGGCACTCCTGTTTGGATAAAGGATTCCCGCTGAACGAAATAAAGCAGCTTGTGGAGCTTCATTTCATCAATCTTCTTGCCATATTTTTCTTGATAGCGAGAACATATTGTTGAAGCTATCTCAGCTACGCTATACATAAAGCACTCCTCCTTTGTTTATATTATTTCCCTTTATGTTATTATAACACAAATTAATAAAAAAGCCACATTCTTAATTTATATATAGCCATATATAAATTGATATATCGAAAAGAATACAGTTACAAAGCCGCAAATCCATGCTATAATGGATAGAGAGCCACAGAGCCGTTTGTCGAAATGACAGGCGGCTTTTTCTCGTTTGCCGCCGTTGACATAGTGGAATCAAGGCGGTGAAACATGGCTGATATAGAGAAATTATCATGGCTCAAAATAAACGGCGTTGAAGCGCCTACCCCGCGCGAATGGACAGTAGTAGACAGCGATTTCGACAGCGACGACAGCGTGCGTGACGAAGCCGGATATCTTCACAGAACGGTTATCCGCAGAAAGCAGCACGCACCAAAATATAAATGGCGGCTGAAAGCAAAAGACCTGTCAAAGCTGCTGAACATGATAGACGACACAACGCTTGAGGTAACATACTACGACCTGCTCACAAGAAAGCAGATAACGTTCACCGGATATCCGCAGGCAACAAGACAGCCCAAGCTTGTCTTGCAGCGGAGCACTTACGACGAATGTATCTTTGATTTCGAGTGCAGTTTCATCGAGTATTAAGGAGGGAAAATGTACCCAGTTTCTGAAAAGTACATAGAAGCAATACGTGCCCCCGTCCGCGAAGACCGTATCACCGGCGGTATAAGGCTGAAAGACGGAACCATAATCCCTGTTGACGACAGTATAATCGTGCAGAAGTCCCTGACCGTCACACGTAAAGTGAGCAGTTCCTCCAAGTTCGACATCGGCACGGTGAACTCTGCGGAAATGCGGATAAAAATACGCGACGCCAAGGCATACGATCATGATTTCGGTGGAGCGGTTATCAGTCTTAAATACGGCATTGTCACCGCTACTGCGGACGACGGATCCGAAACATGGGAAGACGTCCCGCTGCCGCCGTTCTATGTTGACGGCGGAGAGGCTGCCCGAAAGCAGAACATGGTGAGCCTTACCGCGCACGACACGCTCAGCAGACTTGCCGTTGACAAAGGGTCGCCGCCAACGACCAGCTTTTACGCGGCACTCACATATTTCTGCAACCGCTGTAATGTCGGCGTGGCAATTTCGGAAAACGACTTCAACGCACTCCCCAATGCGGATATCACGCCCGATTTTTCAGCGGAAAGCATTCAGTCCTGCTGGGACGGCGTGATGTGGATAGCACAGACCGTGAATTGCTGTGCATTTGCCGATTATCGCGGGCTGGTTCAGTTAAAGCAGTACAAATACGAGGGCGGCGATAATTATGACCGCCTTATAACCGGCAAAGAGCGCACCAATATAGAATATAGCGACACACGCACTTACCTTGCATATCTGCAATCGTATGAGGGCGAAAATGTGAAGCTGTACAGCAGGGTCAAAACCTGGACTGGAACTGACGCCCCGCATATCAAGGAAGGCGCTTTGAACTTGCCGAAAAACCCTGTCGTGCAGTCGCTTTCCGCCGAACAGCAGGCGGCGATAAATCAAAGCTATCTTAACAATCGCAGCTACCCTACTCGCTATGTCAAGGCAAGCGGCGTTCCAGACCCGGCAATAGAGCCGCTAGACGTATTGGCATTTTCCGGAGGAACTATCGACATCGGGCAGATAATCAGCGTGGCTACACAGGTAACGTGGAAGTACCGCAATGGAGGAACGATATATTGTGCGAATGCTGATGAATACTCCGACGCCGCGGACGGAACCAGCGCAATAGCTACGCTTTCGCTGGAAAGCGATGTCGCGGAACAATCCGATGAAGCACCCGTTATGCGCACGCAGCCCAAATCCCAGACAGAAAAGCAGATAGACGAGCTGAGGAAGCGGCTCAGCCAGTCGGGAGGAGCAGCCGAAAAGCTGCAGACTTCTGGGACAAATACTGCCGCCATAACCAATGAGTATGGTGGCATAACCACAACGGAAAATGGTGTAAAATCACTGAACATTGAAGCAAGCCCTAGCTGGAACTACTTCGAAATGAAAGCACCGCCGGGATTTTATATTCTAGCAAACGAAGACGGGTACAATATAGTACAACAGTATTCTGATGGCAAAGAAAAATGCATTAAGCTTAACAAAAATAATGGAATAAAAATTGTATCTGATTCGGGCGAGCAAATTAGATTAGAGCTGGTAAACAGTAATATGGGAATCTTTATGGATAAAGGTGATTTCGAAATATATTCCGCTGGAAATAGGCTGTATACAGCGGGTGGCAGCCTGTATTTTAACGGCAAAAAGGTACTTTTGGAGGGATAAATCATGACATCAAAAACAATCGTCCTCACCGGCGAAGAAATCAGGGCGGATTACTCGGGCGGGACGAACGCCTGGCTCAGGAACGACGGCACGGCTACCGTGTACGCGTCCGCCGCTCCGGGCGTTACGGCGGGCGCTGACGGAGTAGTCAGCATTCCGGCGGGGCAGGCAGCGGCGATATACGGAGCCTGCGGAGCGGTGTACCTGCTCGGGACGACTGGATCGGTGCAGCTCGTCGGGAGCGATTACACCGCATGCCCTTTTAAGACGGCAGCACTGGGCGGCTCGGGTGCTGACAGCGTAGCCAGAGCCGCCATAGAAGCGCACGCGGCTGACACGGATATCCACGTAACAGCCGATGAGAAGGCGTACTGGAATACGCTGAGCGGCAAGAACGAGCTTGACAATCCGGATTTCCGGGTAAATCAGCGAGGACAGAACGAGTATTCCACCGGCTACACCGTGGACAGGTGGTATATCTCCACTGATAAGTGCAAAGCTGCTCCGGAAACCAACGGAATCCGCCTGACTGCTACAGCAACGCTGACTTCAAATACCCATGCGTTCTGGCAAAACATTGAATTCCCGCTGGCTCCCGGAAAGTACACGCTATCTCTCAAGGCAGCGGACGTCACCGGAGTATGGGCCGCGCGTATCCGCACTGTGACCGCAGCCGGGGACTACGTTGACAGCTACTATACTCCCAGGCTTCAGGCTGGAATAAACAGTGTGACGGTAGATCTTTCTGACAGCGAGTACATATCAGCAGTCTCCATCGGTTTCAACAAGGGCACCGAAGCCGGGAACTCCCTGAAGCTCGCATGGGCGAAGCTGGAGGGCGGTTCACTGGCGACGCCGTTCGTGCCGCCCGACTACGCTGCGGAGCTTGCAAAGTGCCAGAGATTCTACCAGGTCAGAACCACAAACGACATCGACCCGCTGGACATTCGCCCCAGCATGAGAACCATAACGGACATCAAACAGGTAACAGGAGGATACGCATATGTCGCAGAACTGTAACGACATCATCGAGCCGCGCGAAACAGACGAGCAGCGCGCCGCCAGGGAAAATCGGCTGCGCACCGCCGAGATATCCCGGAGATTCGTTGAGATAGACCGGGAAAGAATACGCCCACTTGCTGCAATAGTTGCGGGCGTCGGAACAGATGAGGATAAATCCCGGCTCAAGGCGCTTGAGGAAGAAGCAGCGCAGCTCCGCGCGGAGCTTGCGGAAATGGAGGAAACATGACTGTAGAGAACATCATCACAATTATCAGCGTAATCGCCGCGATATCCGGTATCATT